GTCATGCTCGATCTGATCGTTGAGGAAATGGATCTTGCAGGACGTGATGAGCTTGTTAAGCGTATCCGTCAGGTAACTGGTATGCGAGATCCTGATGCCGAAGAACTGACACCCGAAGAACAACAGGCTGAAATGCAGAAACAGCAAGCAGCTCAGCAACAGGCTGAATTACAACGCCGTGATGCAGAGGCGACTATTGCAGGCAAAGAAGCCAAAGCTCAGCGTGATATGGTGGCAGCTCAGAAAGATCAGGCAAACGTTAAGCAAATACTTGGCGCATTGGCTGGTCAAAACATTCAGACGCAGAAAACGGCGCTTGAAGCTGCACTTGCTGCGATTAGCGTGCCTGGTGCGGTACGTGTAGCAGATGTAATGCTTCATGAAGCAAATTTTAAATCGCGTACTGAGGAAGATGAGGAAACTGCGCAAGCGGTAGCTCAAGCCCAACAGCAACAAGCAATGATGCAGGAGCAACAGGCTCAGGCAGAACAAGAACAAGCTCAGCAGCAACAAATGGCTGCACAGCAACAACAAGGTCAATCCGATCAGTCGGCAGGACTTCAACAGTATCAACAATGAAAGGTAGGACACTATGAGTATTGATGGTTTAAGCGCAGAAGATTTGGCGATGCTCACACCCGAAGAACGTAAGGGCTACGAGGAAGATGATGAGAACGGCGGTGAGGACAACGGCTCTGACAACAATGATCAGGGTGACGGCGCTTCTAGCAACGATGGTGCTGGATCTAACGATGACAAATGGCAAGGTGACGGCGCAAACAAAAAGCCTGACGATGCAACTGGTACTGGCGAAGGTAATGACGGTGCTGATAAGAGTAATGACGGCAATGGTGAAGATGAGACACTAACTGCACCACCTGCACCATTATTCAAAGCTGAACTACCTGCAGACATCGCAGCTAAACGCACACAGCTCGATACTGATGCTGCATCACTCGCTGATAAATTTGATGAAGGTGAAATTACATTCGCTGAATATCAAAAACAGCAACGTGCAATTGATTCAGAGTTGCGTAGTCTTGATCGTGCCGAGCTGAAAGCTGAGCTTGCTGCAGAGGCAGCACAAAGCCAGTCACAACAAACGTGGGAAGTTGTAGCTCAGTCTTTCGTTGCTGACCATCCTGCTATCTCAAAGAACGCGACCATGTGGAACTCGTTTGATAGCGTACTGCGTGGCATTACGGCGGAAATCATTGCTAAAGGTGGCCAACCTGGTCGCCGTGAGCTTGAAAAAGCTTATAAGCAATGGTCTGAGGATCTAGGTATCACTAACACTGATGCAAAAGAAACCAAGCAGCAACCAAAAACCAAGAAGCAGATCGAAGTTCCACCGACACTCGGTAAAGTACCTGCAGCCACTCAGAACGATACTGATGACGGTAAATATGCTCACCTTGATCGCTTGGCAGATTCGGATTCGATTGCATTTGAAGCTGCACTTAAAAAAATGTCTGACTCAGAACGCGATGAATACCTACGGATGGGCTAAGGAGTAGCTAGATGGTAAAGCATTCGCTTCGTATTGGTACAACGATTGAGATCGGTGATGTAAAGATCCGACTTGATCACAAAGCAGGGCAGCAAGTCTCTCTTGTTATTGATGCGCCGTCTGACATAAAGATTAAACTCCCTCCAAAATCAAAAGATTTAAAGGATTGCAAGCAAAATTAAAATTAACTTGTCATGAGTGTTTGCATTTTGACAACACTATGGCGATAATCGTAACAGTAAAGGGCTGCGCATGACGTGCGGTAAACCAAAGAACCGCATGTTGTGAGGACATACTATGGGTCAGACCACAATTCCCTTTGGAGATCCAAAGGCACAAAAGAAATGGTCAGGTCAGCTCTTTGTAGAAACTACAAAAAAGAGCTACTTTGATCGTTTTGAAGGAACTAGCGAAAACTCTGTGATTCAGCAAAAAACTGATCTTGAGTCTGATGCTGGTGATCGTATCTCATTCGACCTTTCAGTTCAGTTACGTGGCCGCCCAACGGCAGGTGATGATCGTCTGAAAGGGAATGAAGAAGCACTTAAATTCTATACCGACGAAGTGATTATCGATCAGATTCGTAAGTCTGTTTCTGCAGGCGGTAAAATGTCTCGTAAGCGCGTTGCTCACGATCTTCGTAAGGTGGCAAAAGACCGTCTTTCTGATTACTGGGCACAGTACATTGATGAGTTGAAATTTATCTACTTGTCAGGTGCTCGCGGTATGAATGAAGATTTCATCGAACCAGTAAACTATGTGGGTCATGCAGGTAATCCATTACGCGCACCTGATTCTCAACATTTGCTATTTGGTGGTGCTGCGACAAGCAAAGCGACCTTGACGGCGAGTGACAAGATGAACCGTACACTCATCGAACGTGCTGCAACCAAAGCGCGTATGATGCGTGCTCGTGATCCAAAGACGGCAAACTTGTTGCCGATCAGCGTGGATGGTGAAAAGCATTATGTAATGCTCATGTCGCCGTTCCAAGAGTTCGACTTGCGTGATGAAACTGGTGAAAAAGGTTGGTTGGAAGTGCAAAAAGCAGCTGCGTCTGCGGAAGGCAAAAGCAACCCGATCTTTAAAGGTGGCTTAGGTATGATTAACAATATCGTACTTCACTCGCATGAAAGCGCGATCCGCTTTGCTGACTACGGCGCAGGCTCAAACGTCGCTGCAGCTCGTGCATTATTCCTCGGCAAGCAAGCAGCTGTTGTTGCCTATGGTACTGCAGGTGGTTTCCGCATGACTTGGCAAGAAGAAACTGACGACTTTGGTAATGAGCCGACCGTAGCTTCTGGTACAATCCTTGGTATCAGTAAAACCCGTTTCAACAATCGTGATTTTGGTGTGGTGTCTATCGATACTGCAGCTAAAGATCCGAACGCATAATAGGGGTCTTATATTATGGCTTTATATCAATCAGAATGGGCGTTAGGTCGCCTACAGGTTGCTCGCCCTCAGACTGCTTTTGCTACGCACAGTCAACTTTTCTTAGTTGATGTGCCAGCAGCAGGTTTTCAGATCGGTGACATCCTTGAAATTGCGGCGCTTCCACCGTATGCGAATATCGTTGATGCTGCTATCGTTCCAATTGGTAGCCTTGGTGCTGCAACGGTCGATATTGGTTTGATGAGTGGTGAGTGGGGTGAATTAACAAACACCGATGGATCTGCTCGTACATGCGGCAATGAACTATTCGCTGCTTCAACAATCGCAGGCCTTACACGTCTAACCAAAACCGACATGCTGATCCTAGCAGAAACAGAAAAGACACGTTCAATCGGGGTGAAGTTTGCGGTCGCCGCCGTGACTGCAGGTGCAGGTAAACAGATTGGATTGATGCTACACTTTAAGCAGTAATCAAGTATTATAAAAGGGGCAATTAGCCCCTTTTATTTATTTTGGAGCAACAAGAATGAATATCGAATGTCTTATTCAACGTGCTGGCGGATCAGTCGTTGATATGGAATCGCCGTATCGTCAGTATCACTTTAAGCCCAGTGATATAGATTCTCGTCACATTGCTTTGGTTGATGTTGAGCACCATGCAAAAGCCTTACTGCGTATCAAAGAAGGTTATCGCGCCGTGGATGATGATGCAGAGTTTGGTCAAGATGATGACAATGATCGTCACTTAAATGGGTCTACAGTTCATAACGCTTCATATACGATCAAAGGTGGCGACACAATTGCATTGTCTGATCTAGTCGATATGGCATTTGATGACTCAGGTTTGGCTGAGGAAGAATGGAATGCACTCGATGATAATGATCGTTATGCCTATATCGATACTACATTAAAGGAGCTTGTTGATGGTGAGCACGGCGAAGGTACTGAGCAAACAACTCAGATACAAGCGGATCAATCCACTACAGAATCAAGCGATCCAGTTGGTCAGTCTGCACAAATCGACACTGCTGCAGACACAACTGAAAATCAAGACACCTCTGTCTCAACTGAGTCTGCAGATGTTAATGATTCACCTGTAAATGCTAATAGCATTTCTGAAAATCTTGCTGATCTCAAAGGCGAAGCACTCATCGCAGCCTACGAGAAAAAGTTTGGTCGCAAGCCATCATCTAAAATGAAAGTTGACGACATTCGTCGTGCGCTCAGTGAGGATGATGATTAATGTACAAAGCACGGGAATTATTTGAAAAGGCAGGCGTACTGCTCAATGATACGGGTGCATTCGCTGCACGTCGTTGGCCACTATCTGAATTATGCGGATGGTTGAATGATGGTATTGGTGCGGTCGTGCTTCAAAAGCCAAGCGCCACAGCAAAGAGCGTCACCTTATCGCTAGTACATGGTACGCTGCAGTCTATTCCTGATGGATATATCAGTATCCTTCGTCCCGTGCGAAATATGCGCACTACTTCCTCAGATCGTAAGCCACGGCGTAATATTAGCGTCGTTCCTGACGATCAGCTTAGTGCGCTTAATCCTACATGGCACGATACTTATTCCGTGCCATTTACTCAGCAAGCAAAACACCTGATTTTTGATGAAGCTAATCCACGGGCATATTACGTTTATCCTGGTAATGATGGTACTGGTGCAATTGAACTCGTGTTGTGTGCAGCACCAACCAAGCTTGTACCGACAGATCCATTAAAGCCCGAAGATCTCACATCATACGAGTTCAATATACCGCTAGATGACATCTATTTCGGCGCATTGCTCGATTACATCCTTTATCGTGCTCGCTCTAAAGACTCTCAAGACGCAGGTAGCTTGCAACGTGCGGCGCTGCATTATCAGCAGTTCGCCAATGCCCTTGGTATTCGTATCAACGTTGAAGCGAACACATCACCTAACATTAAAGCTGGTGCGCCGTATGCTGCTGGTGGCGTAGTTCAGTCGGGGTAATTTATGGAAAAAGTACGTTTATTTGTTGCAGGTCAAGATGCTTTGGTGATCGATGGTATTTTAGCTCGCGCATCTGCAGACAGCGTTTGGTACTGCGATGGTCCATGTCCTGATAATACGGAAATTCACGGATTTTATCTGCCCGACACAAGCCGTTGGAATCACGAAGCATGGAAACCATACGAAGGTATCGAGATATACAAGCTAGATCACCTGCGTAATGCGCTTGCTGGTAATCCGCTAAAGGTTGGTCAAAAGGTTAGATTCAATCAGGAAAAAAATTACGCTTGGACAGTTCGCGCTGTGCGTGAGGAATTTGCAATCCTAACAAAGACAATTTTCGGTAAAGGCTATTACACGATTGTTGATTTTATTCAGGGTATTCGTGGTCCTGATAATTGCTACGGCGTAGGCTACGAAACTGATGAAGAAGTTGCAGAAGCAATGCTAGGTTTATTTGATGAGCATGAATACCGTCAGATTGAGATCTCACATCGTCACCGTATTCCTTTAGTCTTTGGTGGTGTAAAACCTGAGAAAGAGGATCGTATCGTATCCCTAATCAACCGTATTGGTATCAATGAGCTTGAGGCGATTATAGCTTGCCCTGATGATGCTGTTTATTTCGTTGATGAGTACAATGAGCATTTCAAGAGACATGGCTATTGCACTGATAAATTTATCTTTGGTGTTAGCAATAAGGGCACACATTACAAGCTTGAAGATGTACGCCGTACACTTGCTGAGGTGAAAAATGTCTAAATCATTTCATATTGTTATGCTATTTGATATTGCTTTTTTGATATTGCTTTCATTTTGCGCACTAATCGATGGTGATGCGCTAGGATCTGCAGCTAATGGCATTGCAGGTGCTTTCGTAACGTTGCTTTATATCTCATCATTTAAGGTAGATAAACATGCGTGACATCGAGGATCTATTGCCAAACGTACTGCCGTATGCACCAGGTTGTGCAGAACCAACGGCGGTAAAGCATTTGCGTGATGCTGCAGAGCGTTTCTGTAAACGCACTCGTTGCTGGCGCTTCATTGATAAATTTCAGACACGAGGCGATCATCATGAAATTGTTGCCGTGCCTGCTGATGCACGTCTGCTTGAGGTTGAATGGGCGCGATTTGATGGGCGAGAACTTGAGCCGATTACACCACAAGCCGATACATATCATATGCTGGAAGGCTACACTCAGCCAAAGTACATAACACAGGTAAATCCGACATGCCTGAGCATCGAACCTCACGCCGTTGGATTACTTGAGATAAGTATGTTTCTATTTCCTATACCTACAGCATTGGAATTGCCTGATTTTTTAGTCACCGATTATGGTCTTGATCTCGCAAACGGTGCTTTAGCCACACTGCTGTTAATTACAAACCAGCCGTTTACTAATCCGCAAATGGCAGGTGTCTTTGAAGGTAAATTTCAGCAAGCATTGGATAAAAATTTTGCTCAGAACATGAGAGGACAGCAACGTGCCCGAAAACGTACCAAACCAAACTTTTTCTAAGGTATATGCTCGCCCGATCTTGAGTGGTGAGCTACCTAGATCTAATGACCGTAAGATCGTCTATTTAGATTCATGCTGCGCACTGCCATTTGAGACCAAGCGTGCAGAGGAATTATTAGACTATACCGTTGATATGATGAATTGGCTTGAGCCAAACGAGGATGTCATCGGTGCAGTAGCATGGTGTGATCCTGATAGCCTGATCATGACTCGGCTTGAGTATACGGCGACTGGTGTAGTTGCTTGGCTTGCAGGTGGCGGCGATGATGTGCGTCAAACCGTCAATGTCGAGGTGAGTACCAGTCTAGGTCGCATCAAGCTCGTCCAGTTTATCGTGCATACTTTTGGAACGGCGGAAAATCTCGCTATTGTAACTGCTGCAGATATTGACGTTAATGTTGGATTAAATACTCAAACACCAATAGATCCTGATCTTGCGCCTTTACTTGTTGCATATCCAAGCACACTAACATTTCCTTGGTTGATAGCATCCACGGGGGAATCATCACAGGTTGTTGTTCTAAAAAATGAGGGTGATGCTCCTGCATTTATCCTCAGTATTGATATAGATGGCCAATTCGTACAGCACAATGCAGGTCAGCAGCAGATTGATCCAAACGGTTTTGTTCAGGTCACAATCACATATAAGCCGACGACATTGGGTGAACACACTGGATCTATGAGTGTGGATTACGGCGATGGCTTAAAGCAACTTGTTACATTCACAGGGTCGGCTATATCGGGAAGTCAAATACAAACTTCGGGTAATCAGTTGATCAAGCCTGGTGGTGAGACATTCAAGCTTAAATCAATCAACTGGTTTGGTGCTGAAACAGAATCATACGTGCCACATGGTCTATTGTCTCGCAACTACAAGGCGATTATCGATCATATTGCGAGTATGGGATTCAATAGCGTTCGTTTGCCGTTCAGTGGAGATCTCTGCAGTATAGATCGTATGGTTGGTAATGGTACGATTAATTACGCCGTTAATGTCGAGTTAATTAATAAGACAGCGATTGAAGTTTTTGATGCAATCATTTCATATTTAGATGAGAAAGATATTTATATTATTCTCGACCATCACCGTCGTAAAGCAGGTAACGGCGCTGATGGTACACCAATTGCATTGGACTACACGTATGAAAATTGGAAAACTTCATGGAAGTTCATGGCTGACCGATACGGAGATATTGAGTTTGTGCTCGGTGCAGATCTTCACAATGAGCCTCACTTACTAAATTGGGCAACGTGGGCAAACCTAGCAGAAAGTGCTGGAAACTATCTACATGAAACAGTACCGCACTGGCTAATTTTTGTTGAGGGTGTCGGTAGTTACGGGTCATTTGAAAATAACTACTGGTGGGGCGGTGAGCTGTCAGGCGTGCGTGATCGCCCAATTGTATTAATAGAGCCTAATCGACTTGTTTACTCAGTTCATGAGTATGGAATTTCAGTTGGAGATCAACCTTGGCTTGCTAAGGATTTAACAATTCCGCTTGGTTGGCCATTCAATTTATACGGCATTTGGCAGCAGCATTGGGGCTTTATTTTCGAGGAAGCTATTGCACCTATTTGGATTGGTGAGGTCGGTGGTAAATTTGGTATCGACGGCAGCGGTCAACTCACAATGTCAAATAACGTGCAGTTTGAGCGTCAATGGATCTATCATCTACAGCGGTATATGGATGGATATTTTGATGGTGGTGATACACGCTATCTGCAAAGCACTGACAAAGGTATTTCATTTGCTTATTGGGCGCTTAATCCAAGCGATAGTGAAACAGGTGGCATCCTGCAGAACGATTGGATCACCGAACAATCATTTAAATTAGGGCTTATTAGTATGATGTTAAGTAACATTACGCCGTCCTATTTGTCAGGCTTATCGCCGTTGGCTTGGGATCATGTTGAGGACAATGGGCAGCTGCTATTTGCTCAGGATGGAAAGGATCTAGCAATTACACTCACGGCGTTCTTGGATGCTGCTCGTGATCGTCTGTATGAGCCTGGTGAAGTACATTTCTTTGCTACTCATGTTGATCCAAACACGAAATATACAGGACAGTCATGGGTGCGCGTACCTGGTGTCGGGAAAACAATTCGACTTTCAGCTGCAGATGATAGTGACATCCTTGGTACTGGTGGCAGTGATACTGTTACAATTGGACAAGCTAATCTTCCTAATGTGCAGATCGATGTAACTGGTACGATCTCTAATACAGATCTTGGCACTAAAACAACGAATACAACTGGATCGCATACACATACAATTCCTGATGCGAATGCTGTTCCTGGTTCGGGTGTTGGATTCCAAGGTACTGGTTATTCTCTAGCAAGCAAAAGTACAAATGCTGCAGGTGATCATAACCATACTGTTGATATTGGCTCGCACAATCACACTCTTAATGGTGCAAAAACCGCAGCATTAGGTAGTGGCACTGCTTTAAATGTTGTAAACCAATTCATTAAACTAGCGGCTTGGTATCGCGTTTCATAAGGAAATTAATATGACTGATCCTTTAATCGGGGCAACAACTGCAGCGTTTGCTATTAGTTTGAGTGTTGCGCTCACAGAACCAGTTGATGTCGCATGGTCAACAAAAGACGGTACAGCGAAAGCAGGTATCGACTACCAAGCTGCAAGCGGCGTTGTTACATTCCTACCTGGCGAGACAGAGAAGCAGGTACAGGTCATCGTGTATGGCCAATCAACGGTTGGTCCTGACAAAACATTTTATATCGCACTTACACCGCCTACCAATGCGATCCTTGGTAACTCACTAGTTGATTGCATCATTACAGTCGTTGATGATGAAGGTACGCCGATCACAATGGTCATTGTTGCTCAAGGTAAGCGAGGATTTAAAGGAGATCCTGGTCTAAGCGCATATCAACAAGCTGCATTGATGGGATATACGGGAACAGTTGAGCAGTGGATGGCTGAGATTGCCGATGCCTCTGCTGCAGCAAACCGTTCAAGCCAGTCTGCAAATGAATCAGCAGGATATGCTGCGAACTCTGCAGCAAGCGCAGCCAGTGCTGAAAATATCGCTGTTACGATCACGGCGCTCAATAATGGCCAAGAATATTACTTGACTCAGGCTGAACTGCTCGCCACAACGCCGTCAGTCACTAAAAAAGCAGCCAAAGCCCTTGATACAAAAAAAGTTTGGTTATGGCAGAAACCTGGTGCGCCTGCAGGAACATGGACTGATACAGGTTTAAGCGAACTTGATCAAGCTAAGGCTGAAATTCAAAGAAGCGCTCAATTCAATGGATGGTTTGATCCTGCTTTTGAATTACTTGATTTGACAAATAGGAACTACTTTGGCCGCGAGCGTATGTGGAATGGCTTTGGTGGCTGGTCAAAAGTGCAAAATGCATTTTTTGGCGGAAAAGCTATGCGCAGAGCAGATGGTTATAATGTAACAACTCTATCAGGATTTGTAACACATTTAGATGAATTGGGCGTTGTTACTGGTGATTCGATCACTGCATATGTTTTATGTGTCGGCAATGCATCTAATGTGTATTCTGTTGCTCGCTTCCAAGATGCTGTTGGGAATGTTTACGGCGGTAGTCCGCTTATGTTAAATGAAGCAGGTACGAATATACTTGCAACAAGTCTAACCACACCTAAATGGTTGCGTTTAACCTTAACCGTACCTGCTGGTGCAGACCGTCTCATTGTTTATCCATATAATGCCAGCGGAACAGTTGGATTTGACGTTATTGGTCATTGGGTAAGTATTGGAACAATAAGCACGGTATCTCAATTTCCTTTATATAGAACACCGCTTCCAACACTTCGTTATAATGATCTAGTCGGAAGAATTGCAGCCCCATTTGATGTATACATCAATAGTAAACACTCAACCGAGAAAGTCGGAAACGGTACATATGGTCTTATCAAGATGGGTGGCTTTTATGAAGTCGCGGCAAAGGCAGGTAACGTTAATGCTGTTCAATGTCGAATTTGGAAATCTATTCCAAGTGACGTTGATGTTCGTATTTACAAGCGCCTATCAACTGACTCACTAGCTTTCAATCCAAGTTTGATCACACCAAATCAGTCATTTACTATCGCTGCTGCAAATTTCCCGACGACTGATCAAGATTTTTACATTAAGTTCCCTGCTGATATATATTTAAATGCAGGCGAACTGCTATACGTCTTATTCAAAGCTACTGATGGTGGTGCTTTTAACAATAAGATTTGGTCTTATGATGCATCAGCTACGCCTGCCCGACACGGATTTGCACTGAGTACGATAAGTGACTGGAATGGAACTATTGGAATATCTTCTGCTCCACTTGGTTATGGCGCAACTTCAATGGCATTGTTGCGCTTATATGGTGAGTTTGATTTTCGCTGTGATGCTGTGAATATTCGATATGGATCATCAAATGTTGATACTGCATTAAAAGCGCTTGAAGCAGCATTGCCAAGCATTGCGCCCCCGATCATTATTATTCCACCAAAAGTTTATGCTGTTCAGAATAAGGAAATGAATGTTTATTTCAATAACTTATTGACTGGACCAGTATCCGACTTTTTAGTTGATGTTTCTGCGTCAGTTGGTATTCAGCAGTGCGAACGATTAGTTATAAACTCTGCAACAGCATCAACAGCAAATGCAACAATAACATTATCAGATAAAAAAACTGGCACACAATTAGCTACGGCGACAACAAGTTTGCAAGTAGTTGCAAGTAGTGCAAAAAGTGGTACTACTCAAAAGGTTTCGGTAATTGGAGACTCATTGACTTCTGCTGGTACAATCACTCAAACATTACTTGATAATGCATCAACTGATGTCATGGGTGTACAGCTGATTGGAACACTTGGAACTGGTCTAAACAAACATGAAGGCAGAGGCGGATGGGGAATCAATAGTTACACTACCGCAGGTCCTACATACTGGGCATTCACGGTATCAGGAGTAACAGTTACACCGTTGATTAACGCGACAGAGTATACAAATAACGGTACAACGTTCCGAGTTCAATCGGTAAATTTAACGGGTGGTGCAGGTACTATCGTTTGCAGCGTACAAAGCGGATCTAACGCACCAACCGCATCTGGAACTTTGACTAAATCGAATGCAGTTGCAGGCGATGCAACAATTGCATTCAGCGCATCAGCATCTCAACCAGGCAATCCGTTTTGGATCAGTGGTGCTGTGAATTATGCACAATATCTAGTAAATAACAGTCTTGTGACACCCGATTTTGTAGCTATTATGCTTGGTATCAACGACGTATTTGCTCAGACTTCTGATGCAAATGCGACAAGTACCGCAACAACTCGACTAAATCAACTTGATACATTAATTGCATCAATTAAAGCAGTAAATGGAACGATTAAAGTATTATTGATGATACCGCCGCCGCCTGCAGGACAGGATGCGTTTGGCAAGAATTATCTTGTTGGAGAAACAGCATGGCGACACAAGCGCAATATTGTACTTTGGGCACAATCTATGATCGCTAAGTACAGTGGACAAGAAGCAAATCGCATCTATCTTGTTCCAACAAATGTTGCCATAGACACTGTGAATAATTACCCAACTGAGACCGTTGCTATCAATTCACGCAACACAAATACTATGGTTCGTCAAAGTAACGGCGTTCATCCTGACACATCAGGTTATCAACAAATTGCTGACGCTTTAACAGCGGCATTAAAAGCAATCTAACTGTAAAATGGTAAGCCCCAATATGGGGCTTTATCTTATAATCTAGAAGGCTGTGAGGTAGTATGTCAGTTCTATTTTCAAATAATGCACGTAGTCTGCTTGCCACTTCAATAAAAGCAACAGATACGTCAATTCGTGTTCGTGCAGGGCATGGCAGTCGCTATCCTCAACCGAGTGCTATAGGTGACTGGTTTCCTCTTACCATAGAAGATGAAAATGGGAATATAGAAATCCTAAAGGCGACTGGACGACAAGGTGATTTGATCACTGTGCAACGTGGAGTAGAGGGTACACAGCCGCGAGCATTCACCACAGACGATGTTGTTGAACTGCGAGTGACGGCGGCCGCTTTGTACGAACTTAAAGGTAATGGTCAGTTGGGGTGATATATGGCGATCCGCATTGCTTCATTTGCAGGGGAAATCCCTAAGCTCATTCCACGACTGCTCAATCAAAATTATGCTCAGATTGCGCAGAATACAAAACTCGAAAATGGCGCTTTAGTGCCGATTCGCCGTGGTAAATACATGCATCGGATGCCATTCGATTGCAAAACCATTTATCTATATAACGGCGAATGGTTGGGATGGGAGAATTTTGTAAACGTTGAACCTGCACCAGTTGCATCGGATCGGCTATACGTTACTGGTGATGGTAAGCCTAAGATCATTGTCGGTGGTGTAACCTATGATCTCGCCGTGGCTAGACCGACAAGCAAGGTGACTGCAGTGGTCAGCGGTACACCCGATCCTGCTTTATCAAGTACAGTGCTATTTGCTTATACATGGGTGACGGAGTTCGACGAGGAATCTGAGCCGTCTGATTTAAGTGACGGCGTTTTATGGAGTCCTTCATTATCTATTACGGTGTCAGGATTCAGCGCACCACCGACAGGTCGCGCCGTGAACCGTATGCGGATATACAGATCACAGACAAGTGCCCTTGGTCAGACGACGCTATATTTTATTGCTGAGCGTGCTGCATCAACTGCAAATTTCGTCTATGACCAAGCAACGTATCCGATGAATGAGGTTATTCCATCCACAGACTACAATCCACCGCCTGATGATCTGCAGGGTCTAGTGTCCTTGCCTAATGGTTTTATGGCAGCATTTTCAGGTAAAAAGATCTATTTTTGTGAGCGCTATCGTCCGCACGCATGGCCTGAAAAGTATGTGATGACCGTGGACTATCCTATTGTCGGTCTTGGTGTGTTCGGATCTGCAGTTGCAGTACTCACGCAGGGTATGCCTTATGTCATGCAAGGCACATCACCTGATGCAATGACCAGCCAACGGCTTGAGGTCAATCTTCCGTGTGTTAGTGCAAACAGTATCGTGGATCTTGGTTATTCCGTTGCATACGCATCACCACAGGGGCTTGTCACAATCTCACAAAGCGGTGCAGTCGTTGCATCGGCTGCATTGATGACCGTGGATCAATGGAAGGAAATACAGCCTGATTCATTTATTGCAGGGCAATATGCAGGGCGATATATGGTTTCCTATAACTACACGGATGCGACTGGTATAGATCGGCGCGGTATGGTCGTATTTGATCTATCAGGTGCGCAACCGTTTATTGTGCGAGTAAGCGATGATGCAGATGCGATGTATTTTGAGTTGGGTACTGGTCGCTTATTCCTGCTTCGTAACAGTCGTGACGTTTATGAGTGGGATGCGATAGGTGAACCATACGGCGAGCAGGTTTGGCGTTCTAAAAAATTTGTGATGCAGGCATTTACCAATTACGGTTGCATCATGGTCGAGGGTGAGGATGTCATGACCAGTGCGCAAAAAGCACAGGAAATGACACGTAATGCCGAGATCCGCGCTCTCAACCGTCAAATGCTAGATAATGATGAGACTGGTGGTACAATCAATGCATTAGCCTTGAATATGTTTCCATTGGCAGGGAGCTTATTACAGCCAATCTCTGAGAATGAACAAAGCTTTTCAGTCGCCGTTTACGCAGATGATCAGCTAATTACTACGGTTTTCCATATGAATACACCTATTCCTCTGCCGTCAGGCTTCACGGCTCGTACATGGGAGGTTGAGGTACGTGGTAATCAAATGGTGACGGCGATTGTATTGGCTTACACACCAATGGATATTGCAGAGGGATAACATGGTCGCAAATTTGCAAGAATGGCAGATCCTAAAGGAAAAAGTTGAGATACTTGCTGGTGAGCGCGGTAATCCTGAGTTTGCTGCAATCCGCATGATTGTGCTTGCTCAGCTGCAGAATCTTATTAGTCAACTTAAAGGTCAGACCACATCATTGCAGGGTGATCTGAATGCACTGAATATTGCGCTTGATCAAACACAAACACAACTTAATGATCTTTCCACAAGTGTTGATGGTCTTACAACAGACGTTAATACACTTGGTGCTACCGTTGGAAATCTACAGACTGTCGTCTCTCAAATAGAGGGGGATATTGCTGATGCCCAAACAAGCCTAACACAACTCAATGCCGATATTGCTGCAGCACAAACCAATATATCAAGCCTACAAACAACAGCGAACGCTACACAAACACAACTCAATGGTATCGTGACCGATGTCACTGCAGTTACGATCCCTACGCCGTCACAGGGTACTATCTCAGCACCACCAACTGCAGCAAACTTCAATGGATTGGTTGCCGACATCGCAGCATTGACCACGGCGATGAACAGCCTGAAAAACGCAATCACCTAGCCTTTTCGCTACTTTCGTATTGTCAATTGGATTACACTGTTGTTATAGCGACAACGGTGTTTTCGGCATGGGTGAATTAGTCAAAATTTTGGATCGTCCGATCATCGGACGTTTATTTTCTATGGGTGATCTGCATGGCATGTATAACCTCCTTATGGCGAAGTTAGAGCATATTGGCTTTGACTTTGAAAAGGATCTACTTGTCTCAGTTGGCGACCTTGTAGACCGTGGATCTCAGAATATTCAATGCGTCGAATTGCTTTCTAAACCTTGGTTTGTAGCAGTACGAGGCAATCATGAAGAACTGTGCATTCTAGGGCTTCATGATCAGTCATACAAACGCTGCCACATAGACAACGGCGGTGAATGGTTTTATCAACTTGATAGTCAATCAATGTACAACATTGCTAAGGTATTTTCTGAGCTACCTATTGCAATGGAGATTAGCTACAACGGTTATAAATATGGCTTTGTACACGGTCACATTGAGCAGAATGACTGGGAAGAATTTAAACAAACATTGTTTAACTCAAGACAAGGTAATTATTTAGGCAGAGATCCAGTTGATCATGCAATGTGGGGTCGTGAGCGCCTAGATCCTGATGCAAAACAATATATGCATGTAAACGGCGTTGATGCTGTGATCTTAGGTCATACCGTTACATCGCAGCCATGCAAACGTGACAACTGCATTTGGATTGACACTGGTGCTGTCTACAACGGCAACCTCACCATAATTGAAATTGGCTTAGGCGGTGCGCTATGGGTCAGATGATTTATGACGATGGCGGTCAGATGGTCGAATGGGCTTCTAAGATCATTGGTTTTGAGCCACGCCCTGATGTTGTTGCAGTAGGTTGGCGTGAGAACAGTGAGCTTAGAGCTGTTGTCTTATATGACAGTTTTTCCAAGTGTGATTGCAATATTCATATTGCGAGTGATGAAAAAACTGGCTGGTTAAGTCGTGCATTTCTGATTGCTGCTTTCATGCATCCATTTGTCCAGTGGGATTTGCGCCGTGTCACAGGGCTTGTACCTGCTAAGAACAAGAAAGCATTGCGATTTGATCTTCACCTTGGATTCAAGCAAGAAGGTTATTTACGCAATGCGCTACCTGATGACGATATAATCGTTCTAGGTATGCTTCGTGAAGAATGTAAGTATATTCCGCAAAGTCATAGAGTTTAAAGGTGATCCTATGAATATTGAATATTTAATGTTGTTTGCATGGTTGGCCATTGCGTACTTTATCATCCGCAATTTTCGACCGCCGTTTGAATTTGCTTATGCTTATGCTGGACTCGACCATTTAGGTGAAGTCACCGAAAAGGAAGAACGTCCTGCATGGCATGACATCGCTATGTTTAAAAAAGGTGGTGGTAGTTCTGCACCTTCTCCCGATCCTCGTATTGGAGAAGCCGCAATCAAGAACGCAGAGCTTGGCGAAGATTGGCTTACTTTTGCCCGTGATCAGTTTGCCACGAGTACCGAGCGACAAAAAGAGCAAGACAAGCTTGCCAATGAAGTCACTCAAAATCAGCTTGATGCATCAAAGCAGGCACAAGGTTGGGCGACTGCAGATCGTAAACGATATGACGAGGTATTTAAGCCGCTTCAAGATGAGTTTATTGATACGGCGAAAAACTGGGATAGTGCAGATCGTCAGAGCGCACGAGCAGCTGAGGCAAAAGCCGACGTACTAAATAATGCATCCCAAGCACGTCAAGCTTCTGAGCGAAACATGGCATCTATGGGTGTCGATCCTACGAGTGGAAAATGGGCAGGGGTAGATCGGTCAGGATCTCTCGCAACTGGATTAGCTGCTGCAGGTGCAGAGAACAATGCACGTAATACCGTCCGTAAGGAAGGTGTTGCGATGAAAGCAGATGCCGTGAACATGGGTAATGGTCTCGCTGTTAATCCAGCAACGTCATTAGGATTAAGCTCACAAACTGGATCTGCTGCTTTTGGAACTGCTGCAGGGAATAATGCACAGGCAGCAGGATTAGGTAATATTATGGGGCAGGGTTATCAGGCAGCGATGTCAGGATATGGTAATCAAGCAAGTATTCTTAATTCTCAATATGCTAATCAGCTCAATGCATGGCAGGCTAAGAACGCCTCAGACTCAGCTGCATCAAGTGGTATGTGGGGCGGTATCGGGAACTTGGCAGGCATGGGTATGATGGCAATGTCATCCAAGGAACTAAAGGAAGAAAAAGAGCCAATTGACGGCGCATTAGATGCAATTGAGTCGATGCCAGTTGAGAAATGGAAATACAAAAAAGGTGTTTCTGATGAAGGTCATCACATTGGTCCATATGCCGAAGATTTCCAAGAAAAAACAGGCTTAGGTGATGGTAAGAGTATCAATCTAATTGATGGCTTAGGCTTAACAATGAAAGCAGTTCAAGAGCTTAGTAGCAAGGTTGATAAAATCGCTGATGCAAGCGTTGGTCTGCCGAAAATGAAGAAACAGGAGGAACGCCATCATGCCTGATTATGGATTGGATGCATACGTCCAGCAGCAAGAACAAGAACGATTGCGTCAAATGGAAGAAACACGGCAGCTACAAGAACGATTAGCGCGTGAGAGTTCAAATACATCACAGCAACCACAGCAAGCAGCTGGTGGTACTGGTGGTCAAGCCAACTTTGGTAACTTTATGGGTGGAATGTCAGGATCAGTTGATCCATCCAAGTTACAAAGTATGTTTGGCGGCGGTGGTGGTGCTTCGGGAGCTTCATCAGCAGGGAGTAGTGCCGCAGGTGGTGGTAGCAGTGGTGGTTGGGGTTTAGGCTCTTTGTTTGGTGGTGGGGGTAGTAGCACCGTTGGAGCAGGGAGTACGATGGGCGGCATGGGTGGTGCATCAAGCATGGGCGGTGCTGCAGGTGGTAGTGCCGCAGGTAGTGCAGGTGGATCTGCTGCAGGCGGCGGTATGGCAGGCGGTTGGTGGGCGGCGCTTGCTGCTGTGATCATCGCCAATGAAGATAATGCCAAGAAAGGCGGTTATCGTGATGAGGATAGCGGTGATTATGCCAAGGATCTTCTTGGTGGAAAGGTTATCGAGCAAGATTTCAACCAACGTTGGTTGCCTAAGCTTTATGGTAAAGATCTTGAAAATGACAAGACTGGTATTGGTCATGAACAAAAGGCATTTGGCGAGCTAATGTCAGGTGACTTTAAGAATGCAGGAAAGGCATTGGAAAACGGAACAATTGGCAAGCTCGCTAAGGGCATCAAAAAGCTATTTTAATGAGGTGATTTTATGGCTGGTAATTTTGGTATCGGGCTAGGTTCATTTCTGAGTGGTGTATCGCAAGGTGCTCAGGCATACCAAGGCATTCAGAATGCAAAAAGTCAAAATAAATTGCGTGATATGCAGGTGAAGCAAGCTGAGCAGGATTATGCAGAAAAGCAACGTAATTCTGACATTCAGGCAGAGGTTGAACGCATTGGGCAGATCGGCATCAACGATGCTCAGACTAAATACGGCGGTGATAATAAAAAAGTGTTGGACTACTATTACAACACTACGATTCCAAAGCAGCAGCAACACCTGATCTCATCAGGTAAGGTTGAAGCTGCAGACATGCTTGGTAAGTTTATGGAGACCAAACAGGCGAAGCAACTCACAGAGGCTTCGGCTGGTGCAATCCGTATGGCCAGTATGGGTGATTATCAAAATCTTGGTCCTGCGATTGAGGATATTCTCAATGTGTCTAACAGCATTGTCGGTGATGGTGGTAGTTACAAATTTAAGTCTGTCACTGAACTAAAAGATGCTAAAGGCCAACTAACAGGCGGTGCAAAGCTTGATTTTATTGATTCTGCAGGTAAGCCACAGTCGTTGACATTCAATAATCAGAACGAGCTGATCGGTTTTATCCGTAACAACGCTATGCCTGACAAGATCGTGGAATATGCTTACGATCAACAGAAGCAGGCACAGGCAATTAAAGCTCAGCAAATCAAAGATGAGCGAGACTGGAAGCAAGAACAGACAAAAATGGCTATTCAGCAAGGCTATGGACTTGCTAAAGATAATAACCAGTCTGCAAATACAATAACTCAACAGAGAAGCGCCGCAGTTACCAAGTCGCAACTTGATGGTGCTAATGGTACAACTGGTGCAAAAGGTAATGATAAAGTTGCTCAGGCTGAATCTGCAGCGGCTTATTTGCGTAAAAATAATTATACCGAGGAACAGATCCGTGCGTATGTTCCTGCACTATTAGGCGTGCAAAATAATTCAAAAAATATGGCTACTCGTATCGAAGATACAATTAAAACATTATCGGAAATTGACATGTCTTTTGGTAAACTTAGCAGTGCTGAGAAAATCAAACAAGCAAAAGACTACATTGCGATGGTGGATGGTGCGAGTAATCAGAATAGTGGTGAGGTCGCAAATCCATTTCCTAACGGCGGTCAGCAGTCTAAAGGGCTAACGCCGTATATGGATACCAAAACAGGTACAGTCGTTTACAGATAATTATTGAGGATGTTCTTATGGATCGTAAAGGACTGCAACAGTCTCCACTTGAAGCCGCACTACAGGAAGCTGATTCTGCATCCTATGGATTGCCTGACGATCTCAAAAAGCAGTTTGAGCAAGATCGCATTAATGCTGAATCACGCCGCAAGAACGTCAATCAGCAGTTTGATGCGCGTGTTCTTGATCTCAACAGCCAACGCGAGGCTGCAAGCGGCGGTGTAGGTTTTGATAAAAAACTACAGGGGTCAATGGGATTTATCCAAAATAATCCTAATGAATTTGCAGGGTACTCACCTGAACAAATGCACTGGATTGCTGCGATTGGTGCTCAGGAAAGTGCAGGGAATCCAAACGCTAGATCGCCAGTGGGCGCATTCGGATTTATGCAGGTCATGCCCGATACAGGTGCTAAACCTGGTTATGGTATTAAGCCGCTTCGTGATGGCTCGGTGCGTGAGAATGTACGTCTTGGTCTCGGTAAATTTGAGGCAATGATGTCTCGCTATAACGGCGATGTCGATAAGGCGCTTGCTGCGTACAATGCAGGTGAGGGTAATGTCGATAAAGCCGTTCGCCGTTCTCGTGAGCAGGGTGGTGACTGGAAAGCCTATCTACCACGTCCACAAGAGACAATCCCATATATTAATAATGTAAAGGGCTATTATAGTTCGATTGGATCAGGTCAGAGCCTTGCATCTAATGCGCAGCCACAAGCGACACAATCAAAACAGGAAAATACCGATGGTGGCCGTTATCGCCCATTGTCTGCAACTGAAATGGCGCGTATGCAAGCTGCTCAAGAGCAGGGATTGGATGAGTTCATTCCATTTACAGGTGCTAAACCGATCAAAATTGCACAGCAACCAACTCAGAAAAATCCAAAAAATAAAGAAGAACCTAGCTTTTTGTCTGATACTGGTAATTTGCTACTTACAGGCTTGAGCAGTAGTGCGGAAGCCGCATACGAGATCACCAATCGCATTCCTGGTGTAAAGCATCTTGTTGGTGCTATGGATAAAATTGATCAGTATTTTACTGGCAAAACGTCTCAGCAGATTATTGACGAAGCTAAGAAAAAATATGAAGGGAATCTATCTACTAAGACTACAGAAGCACGTAAAAAACTTTGGGTTGTTGAACCAGGTGATAAGCTTGATGATGGCACAACTGCAACAAGTTGGGGTCTTGGTGAAGCATGGAAAGATCCACGAGCTTACTACGCTGGTATCGTAGAGAGCACGCCTGAAATGGCGATGTCTATGGGTGGATCTTTAGCGTTGGCCAAAGGTGCATTTAAAAAAGCAATCACAACTGGGGCAACTCGTGAAGTCGCTGCAAAGAAAGCTGCGGCGACGGCGACGATTGCAGGTGGCTTGATTGAGGGTGGTTTTGGTGGTGCTCATGCTGCAATTGATGTCCGCAAAGAGATCAATAGCATGTCTGAGGATATGCTTAAAAACTCGGATGCGATGAAAGCACTCATAGCAGATGGTAAGAGCTTTGAGCAGGCACGTAACCTAATTGCTGAGGACGCAGCGACTAAAGCATTTGTATTGGCAGGTATTGGAACTGGTATCTTTGGTGGTATGGGAGACCGTGCTATTGCCAAGGTTATTACAGAGGGTACGAAAAGCCGATTCAAGAGCGCGGCAAGCGCTGCCGTGGCTGAGGGTTTACTTGAGGAAATGCCACAGAGCGCATTGCAACAGGTCGCTCAAAACTATGCTGTTCAAGAGGCAGATCCTAACCGTTCATTGACAAAGGGTGTTGCAAACCAAGCTGCAGGTGGTGCGGTGCTTGGTAGTATTATGGGCGGCGGTCTCGGTGCAGCTGGACATCGTACAAACATTCCGCCACAGATCGACGAGTCTATACAGGATGATCCACAGGCAGGAACAGACACACCAACGCAGGACATTGCACCTGAACAGCCAATTCAGCCTGAGCAGCAACCTGCTCGCAGAACTGGTCCAATTGAGCGAGCAATCGGTGGTGATAACCTTGATGCTCAGATCGAAGCTGAGCGTAACGCCGTGCAAGCTTCTCAAGATCAATGGCTCGGTGAACCTGGTACAGTTACACAGATCTCGCCTAAAGCAGATCCTAATGCCGTCTATACGGTTACAGTAGATGGATATGAGAACGGCGATGTTTTTGCGCGTGATCAAGATGGTACGCCGATGCAATTTGGTCAGGGTGATGTGAATTTTGCACAGCCTGTTACTGATACGACTACAGTGGAGCAAGTAAATGATGTACAGACCACCGATGGAATTTCAACGGATGATCAGACTATCTCAAATCGAGCAATCCAAGAAGATCCGCGAATTGCAGCAGTACAAGGAGATAGCGGAACGGATGTTCCGTCAGGAAATGCAGAAGCAGCATCGAACGTACCTGATTTAACTGATTTTGGTTATCAGCCGACACAACCTGCAAAGGCTGCAGAAGATCCGAACCTATCGACCTTTGATACCACTGAGGGGCAATCAGTCGATACGCCACCTATTACGTCCGTTGAGATAGAGCCAGCCGAGAAAACACTCGGTCGTATGACTGATGCTGAACTTCGTGCTCGCATGAAGTACCTTGCAACTTTGGCAAAAACTAATGGCGGTTGGGATAAGATCCTTACAGCCGAACGCCGTAAGGTTGAAGCAGCAATCAATAAGCTTGCTAAAAAGCAAGCTGCAGCTGAAAAAACAACGGAGTTATCAAGCACCGCTGAGCAGATCAAGCAAGGTATGTCAGAGATCAGCCGTAGTATGGATGAGGGTGCGCGTGATCAAGTAGCTGAGTACGTCCGTGATAATAAGACAGATCGACTGACTTACCGTAAGGAGGATTCAATTCAGGCTGCACTGAGCAATCCAAACTATAACGTTCAAAAAAATGATGATGGAAGTGTCACTGTTATTGGTGTGAAAACAGCCGATGATGTTTGGCACGGCGTAGCACGTAACGATGCAGAAACAAAAAAAGAAGCATCGAAAACGCCGTCATTTGATGAGCTTTTCCTTGATGCTCATATCAATAATCCATCACAGAAAACGCGATTGATTCAGGCTGAGATCAAAAAGTCAGGTCGTACACGGTCACAGGTATTTGCTGATGTAAAACGTATTGTTGATGCATATGAGACTGGGAAGGCTAAGCCTGTAGAGCAAAAGGTTGAGCAGAAAACCACAGATAAGCCATTGGCTGCAGATGGTCTAAAGAGCTACCGATACAAAGGTCAGTACGGCTGGATTATGATCGGCGCGAAGGATGTTCAAGATGCATTGAATGAAGCGTCAAGAAGCACCAACGATCAAATTGAAATGAGCAATCTGCAGGAATGGGATGGATCTCAGTATGTGAATCTGAAATCGCCTGAACCTACGCCGTCAAATACTGTATCTGTCACAACAGAGGTGACGAATAGTGATGTTGCTTGGGATGGTTTAGACCCTATTTACCGCATTAGAATCCTTCAAACTATTGGCTATTCTACTGCACAAGGTAAGGCTCAGGCTTCTGCAAAAGACATGGGCACAAAGTCATTTAATGAGTTACCTAGTACAACACAAAAACAACTAAATAAATACTTTACTGAACAAGCTGAAATGCAAAAAGAAGCTGATGCATTTGGTAAGGACAAGGATGGTTACAATGGATATGTTCCTAGCGGCTATCCTGATAGCAAGTTGTATACTGGAAAAGATAAGTGGAATATCTCTAAAGAATCTAACACCTGGTCAATCGGGCATTCTCCCGATGAGTATGCTCGCGGCAAGACACTTGAAAGTGCCTACGAGAGATATTTAAGTAAGTATGGCAAGCCTAAGACACATTCGCTACAGGAAAAAAGAGATAATGCAATTAAGCGCTATAACGACGCAGTAGATGCGCACAAAAAAGCGAAAGAGCAAGGTCTCCTTGAAGAAGAAAAACGTCAGAAACAAATTATTCTAAGTACGGATGAAGAAGTAAAAGCGATCACGCGAGAATACCTTGGTGATATTAAAAAATTGCAACTTGAAGTGCAGCAGAAAGCACTTGAAAATCAAGCGGAGAGCTACCTCAACAAACCAATTGGAACTCGCTTCCGCCCAAGTGAGTTCTCGGAAGAACGTGGCTTATTTTGGGAAAAAACAGCATCAAATGAATGGACTGGGCGTGGTGATTGGTTTCAGAAAGGAAAGACTCACACTAACATTGATATGGCAAAATCAAGCGGCATGATTGAAATAAAATCAAATGCTGCTGAAACAAAAACACCTGATACCATACAGGACATCAAAGGCAAGGATATTGGTGACGGTTGGTCTGAATTTTCTGACCAGTCAGGCACTATCGGTATTCCTCGTGCAGAAATGCCACAGATCAAAGCCGAACACCGTGGCGCAATGGTCAACTTTATGAATGCACGCGGTATCTCACACCAGGAGGAAACAGTTACCGCTGACAGCCTAAAACCGACACAAGCCGAGTTCTCGCAGGAGAAGGTTGATAAGGCTAAAAATTATGAAGGTGGCAACCGATCAATCCTGATCTCAAGTGATAACCATGTTCTTGATGGTCATCATCAATGGATGGCTGCGCGTGAAACTGGTGAGGATGTGAAAGTCATTCGCCTGAATGCGCCTATTCGTGACCTAGTTGTGACTGCTCATGAGTTCCCTAGTTCGACTGTAGATACCAGTCAGCCTAAGACTACGCCTGTTGCTAAAAAATCTAAGGATCAGATTTCTTTTGAAAGAAATATCAAAGACTATGACCAAAGCAAAGGTCATATATCTATTGAGAAGCTACAAGCAGATTTTCCTAGAATTGATCAGAACATTGCTGAGCAGGATGCAATTATTAATGATCCTAAAGCTCATGAGAAACGTGCTGTAAATAAAGCTGAGCGCATGAAAGAAAGCCTGCTCAATGAGAAAGCTGACCTCAAACGTTACATTGAGTATCGTAAAAACAAGGAAATCGAGAAGAAGATCAGTGATGAGACAAAAATCACATGGTCGACACATGATACTCGTGATAAAACGTGGATTGCATCAAACGGTATGATCATTGTTGATGAGTCTCGTATGCGTAATGATAAGCCGTATCCTATTTTTACACTGTATCGTGATGAGAATAATGGTAATGAATATGGATACTACGACACTCTAGCTGAGGCACAGGAAGCCGTAAAAACACTAGTTGTTAAAGACACTATGGCTAAAAAGGAAGCGGCTAAGACCGAACGTCCATCCATGCCAAAAAATTATAATGTTGGACCATTCACAGGAAAAACAACACCTATTGGCAAAACTGTTTACCGTGAAATGGATGCGGAAGGCTTATATGATCTAACACGCAATACATTGACTAATGGCGGCGGCAACACATCCCAATTGTATGTTGCCGATAATATTGATCTCGCAATGGGTCAGGGTGCTAACAAAGGCATCTTAGTTCAGATGCGTGGCGATGCAGTATCAGGCAAGGAAAACTATAAGCCTGGTACTGGCGACATTACAGGTCGTGAATATGTGACTGACTTTATTGGTATGGATGCGATTGATCAAATCCTTATCCAAAAAGGCATAAAATTACGCCCACTTACACGTCAGTTAATTCAGCCACGTTTTGATCGTAAAATTTTGGATGATGGCTCTATTTTGTTCACTCGTAAGGGTGTGGATGTTGGTACGCCGTTAAGTGAAATGCGACTTATAGATACACCTACGCCGAAAGCGAAGCATACTACTAAGGCGAAACCAGCCGAAGAATCCAATACTGAAAACAAATTTCAGAAGTACGATGATGTAGCACAGCAATATGGTCGCTCAGTCAATTCTGACGGCGCGATACTATCCAATAAGGGCAAGGACACAGGCGTTCGTATCGTTGAGAAGAAAGGTCGCATTCGCATCGAGCGCCAAGACGGGCAGCTACTATTCTCAGGTACGAATCCTGAAAGCCTTGGCAAGTTCCTAGAGGATTATTGGTTTGACAAGAAGTTACGTTTCAGCCGTGCGGACAATCAAAATTCTGAGATAAATGATGTGCGCAAACAGTACGAAGGCACTGACCAATGGATGAAAGCGCCTAACGGAAAACTAACCAATTTGAATGAGCAGCAATGGTTGCAGGTACGCACGCCGTCATTTAAAAACTGGTTTGGTGATTGGGAAAACGATGCTTCCAACGCATCACAGGTGGTTGATGAGAATGGTGAGCCGTTGGTGGTTTATCATGGAGCGAAACAGGCTGGTTTTTCTGAATTTGATAACGACGCTGAGCCTCGCTTCTCTGAGACACCGCCTGGATCTTCATTTTTTGCGGCAAATCGTGATGTCGCAGTTAGTTATGCAGGATCTATTGACGAAGCAAAAGCAAGTGATGAGTATGATAGCGATGAGGCATCACCTGGAATTTATCCAGTATTCCTAAATATTAGAGATCCACAACTTGCCAACTACCGTGGAAATATGTGGAATGGAACAATCCAAGGAGAAAAAAAAGCTTATCAAATCACTGTAGATGGTTTTGATACATTTATTGGTGATAATGGCCAATTTATTTTCGATTCTGAGAAAGACGCAAAGTCATTTGCGGAACATCATAACCTTCAAGATTTTGAAATTGACGAGGCCTTGTTTGGTGTAAGTGATACGAACCTTATGGCTCATCGTGCAAAAAACGATGGAAAAGATGGTGCTATTCTTTCTAATGTTATTGATTATGGAAGTTATATTAAGCTTGATGGTGAATATGTCGAGGTTGACTCATTAGATGCTGCAGATCTAAAGCGAGCTGAAAAGGTTGCCAAGGATATTTATAAACCTTCAACAATCTATGTGACATTCAGTCCTGAGCAAATCAAATCCGCCACTGACAACACTGGTGCATTCGATCCGACCAATCCTGATATTCGTTTCAGCCGCGCTGATCTCACAGATCCGAAAGATGCTGAGACTGGTAAGCCAATTAATGCGTATTTCTCTCGCAACACAGTCAGCAGCAAGAACTATCCACAAGGCATGGACTTTGGGCAGGATTTAGAACCTGCAGGCGAGTACATGAACATTGCGACTGATGATATGTCAGCCATGAACAGTCCTGGTTGGCAGTACGGTGTGATCTCGTTCAAAAATCCGCTTGTGCTTGAGCATAAATCCACTGACAGCAGTGGGTGGAAAAAAGACTTGTCGGAAATGTTTGACGGCAAGACAGGTAAGGCGCTGTCTGCAGCGATCAAAAGGGCTGGTTACGATGCGGTTGTGACCAAGGATAAGTACGGATATTCAGAAATTGTTAATCTGAACGGTGAGAAAGCTCAGTTTTCAAAGACTGATGAACAACCTAAAAATCTATTTGTCGCTCACAACCTGAGCGCATCGAACATTTTGGCTGCGAACGATCTAGGTGGGCTTGCTGCACCATCTATCGCCGTCGCTCGTTCTGATGTGTCTGACTTCTCAGGCTTTGGTGAAGTCACCCTATTGGCAGATCCGAAGCTTCTTGAGGATTCAAAGATCCGCACGTTCGATGCAGATATTTATTCTCCACGTCAGCCACGGGCAAGCTATGAGCTAGACAAGAAGAAATTTAATGCGCTGCTCAGCGAGCTTGAACAGAATGCAAACGGACTTCGCTTGCCGAGTCTCGATGAGGCGAGTGGTACAGACGGAGCTGAAAACTTTGTTCGATCAGATGCAATGCAGCTTGCATATCTCAATGAGATCGGCAAAGCACCAAAATTGAAACAGGCTAAGGTCAATCCATACATCAAGAACGCTGCAAAACTGGAAGGATCTCGCTTCTCATGGCCACAAGATCCAAAATTTGCTGCCATTGCTAAAAAGTATTTTGAGTCTCGCATCGCTGAGTACGAGAAGCCAATTGATCCTGCTTTGCCTGATGATGCAAAGGAGGTTATGCGTGAGATCAATCAAAAAGGCGTGGCTCGTGCAAAGGCACGTTATTACAACGAGGATGGTACGCTCAAGCCGTATGCACTTGATGACTTAGCTATGAAAGCAGACAACTACCGCAAAAGTGGTGGTTACGATTATGCTCAATTGAGAAGCGATCTTTCGGAAAAGATGCGTAATGAAAAAACACGCGCAGCTTTCGAGAAATGGGCAACCGATAAATTCAATTCGATGGTGACTGGTAAGACCTTATTTAAAGGCTTTACCAATGCAGGAAACAAAAAATATCTGCCTTACACGCTTGAGAACGTCGTGTCTGAAATGACTCAGCAGCTACAGGCAGGTGAGGGCACATTCTATGGTGCAGGTAGCGCACGCTCTGCTTACGCCAATGAAATGAAAACGCTCAAAGACATCCAATCTCGCCGTGATCAGATCGTCACTGAGGCTGAAATGGAGAAGCTAAAAGAGGAATCGTCCAAGGTATTTGAGGATGCGCTTGAACGTCTCAAACCATTCTACAAATACGACACGAACGGTTGGGGCTATCTCAATGATGCTGGATCTGCAATCGCGGAGGGGCAGAAAGGCATTCGTGAGGCATTTAAGGTCACACCTGAGTCACGCAAGATCATTGCCGACCTGACCAGTTACCTTGCAAACCTACCAACGGCGTACTTTGAGGCGAAGGCTCAGCGTGCCGTTCAATTCAGCGAGTTCAATACCGCTGTTGTGCCAAAGGGTATGGATAAAGATGCGCTGCAGGTACTACGTGATGCAGGATTAAAGATCAAAACCTATGATCCTAAATCAGAAGGTGATCGTGCTCGCATCATCGCACAGCAGGAAAAACTACTATTCAGCCAAGGTGATCGGAAGGGTACTGGCATAACTGTTGCCGATGTCCGCAATCGTCTGATTGAGCGTTTCGGCAAGGACGTGATCACTCGTCTTGAGGATCAAGGCATTCTGAGCATTGATGACAGTTTCCGTATTGCAGGTGTCGAGGGTTATGCGCAGGATGGGAACGTAACGCTCGTTGCAAACGCTCTAACACCTGACACCATTGTTCCAGTGTTTCTGCATGAGCTCGGTGGTCACGCTGGTATGCAGGGCGTGATGAAGCCGACTGCCTACAAGAACCTGATGGATCAGTTTGATCGCTTGGTGGCTGCTAAAGATCCTATCGCACTTGAGGCAAAACGCCTTGCTGAGCGTGAGACAGATGCAGCTGCTCGTCAGGATGAGTATCTTCCGTATCTGATCACCGTTGCAGCTCGTGCGCAGAACAAGCGACCAGGTGTGCAAACTCTTGTCAATCGCATCGTTGCCGCCGTCAAAGCATGGGCAGTGGATAAGCTTGGCTTAAATCTCAATCTGAATGCGAATGATGTACTCGCCTTGGCTGAGCGTATGGTCAATACGCTTGGCAATCGCGATGCAAATGGTATGCGCCGTTTCAGCAAGGCTGACACATCAAATAAGCCACTCACTAAAAAACAGTTCTTTAAAAAATATAAGAGCATCCATGTTGATTTCAGAGGTGGTGAATCTAACCGTGAACCAATTTTGACAGATGGCTTTAGAGAGGGTGTAAGCGTCAATGCTTTATCAATAAGCGAATATTCTGATCAGCCATATAGCCGAAGAACTGGTTTTGATAAGCGCTTTGCGCCGAAAACTGATAGCTATGTTTGGCTGCTTGGTAAGGATGGCGTTGTTATTGGTGGCAATGGTGACAAGACCAAAGAGGGTTATATTCCTGATGCGGATGCAGGATTCAAGATCGTGGATCAGGAGAAAACAGTCTATGAAAATTATCTGATTGCTTTCAATGCGAGTCATGGATCAGGCTCTCGTTTTAGCCGTGAAGATCAGACAAACACACCTGAATTTAAAAAGTGGTTTGGTGACAGTAAGGTGGTGGATGAGGATGGGAAACCACAAATTCGCTATCACGGCACACGAGATAACTGGTCACAATGGGATAAGGATAAGGCAGGTGGTCTGATTCATACCACTGACGATATGGATATTGCTGATCGTTATGCGCAAGGTGCTGGTGGTGGGCGTAAGCGTAGCGATCCAGTGTATCAAGACAATGACGGTAATATCTATGAAATTGATGGTAATGAGTACGTGAACCGTCAGGATGGATCTCGCCTAAGCGCTCGTGATATTCAGGACATGATGGATTATGGAGACATCAATCCAATTTATCCTGATGCTCGTATTAAGCCGATCTATGTGCGTTCTGAAAATCCACTTGATCTAAATACTGATCATGGTTTGAAAGTTTTGGCAGGTATCCAAGCAAGCAGCCGCTTTGGTCAGAGTGTTGTGAACCAGGCTAAGGATGGGTATTTCGATTGGAACTCAACAAAACATGAGTTTAAAAATAAGCATTGGGCAAACGATTTAGTACCTAAGCTTAAAGAACTTGGATATGACGCTATTATTTTTTCCGATGATGGTCATCAAACGTTATCTGTTTTTGATTCTGAGCAAATTAAATCTGCCACTGATAACACTGGAGCATTCGATCCGACCAATCCTGACATCCGTTTCAGCCGTGCTGATGATGATCTCGGCCCTGTTTCAGAAGATGAGTATGCAATGAAGCTTAAACAGTGGTGGGATGAAGCCAAAAAATTACCATCTGACAAACTAACCAAGTTGATGACAAACGGTGCGCTAGGTTTGATTCCATTACGCCAGATGCTCAATGAAATGGCGAGTGATCTACCGTCTGCCAAGGTTTATCTGCGCGTCAAGGACAAAATGGATACCATGCGCAATAAATGGCACGCTAAGACCGATGCCGTTGCTCAAGAGTGGTTGAAATATCGCATCAAGAACAAGGACGAAAACCGTGAGCTGATGGATATTATGCATGAATCGACCTTAAACCAGGTTGATCCGTCCATGCCGTTCCAAAGCTTGATGACTCCACAAGAAAAAAGATCTTTGGCCAATCCTAATCTGAATGCAAATCTCAGAGCTGAACTGACCTTGAAACAGGAACTTGATGACAAGCGTGAAGAAGCCTATGACGTACTGAAAGAACGTTTTGATCCATTGTCTGCAGAAGCAAAAGAGATCTATAAAAAGGTGCGTGACACGTACACGGATCTCGCTGATGCCTTTGATGAGATACTGCTTGCTAATATGGAAAAGGCAATCAATGTCCGTATCAAAAAAGCTGAGCGTGAGCATGGCCGTGAAATGGAGCGCATCACTGATGAGGGATTGCAAGGACAGGAGCGTGATGATGCAATTGCTGCAGCTGACCGTGCTCTTAATAATGCTAAGACTAAAATTGCATGGAATCGTAAGGCTCGTATGACGCGCCTACGCAAGCAGTTTGAAACGCAGCGTCTCCAAGGACCATATTTCCCATTAGCACGGTTTGGATCGCTATTTGTCACCGTACGCGATGCCAAGACTGGGGAAGTAGTATCGTTCTCTCGCTTTGAAGATCCGACCGAACAGCGCCGTTTTGCTGAGGAAATGAGAAAGGATGCAAATTATAAAGTTGAAGAAGGTGCTTTGATTGATGGGGCAGCTGAGCGAAAAGCAGTAGATCCAAATTTTGTTGCCGATGTTGAAGATATTCTTGCTGATCTGCCGAACGCTGAGCAGGTCAAGGATGAAGTATGGCAACGTTATCTTGAGTCATTGCCTGATATGTCAGTGCGTAAGGCTCGTATCCATCGTAAAGGGCGTGAAGGCTATAACGCCGATGCCGTCCGTGCTTTCGGTAGTCATATGTTCCACGGATCTCACCAGTTGGCACGTATGGCGCACAGCATGGATCTAGAGGATGCACTTGATCAAGCACGGGATGATGCTCGTGAAACCAAGAATCCTAAGCGTAGCAGCTTGATCGTTAATGAAATGGAGAAGCGCCATAAGTTTGTGATGTCACCGACTGGTGGCGCATTGGCTCAATGGGCATCAAGTTTCGCATTCGTATGGTATCTCGCAGGTAGTCCAAAAGCTGCGATCATGAACTTATTTCAGACACCGATCATGGGTGTGCCGATCCTTGGCGCATATGCAGGCGGTCTGAATGGTATTGCTCGTGCAGGTAAGGAGCTGACCAATGCGCTCGTTGACTTCACCAAAGGTAAGGGTTTTGCAGAGCGTTCAAGTGGTTTGACTGCAGAAGAACGCAAGGCAATGGCTGACGGTTATGAGGCAGGCGTGATCGAGCGTACACAAGGGCATGACCTTGCAGGTGTTGGTGAGACTGGTGTTGAGTACAGTGCTGCCCGTGAGCGTGCAATGAAAATCATTTCTTGGGGCTTCCATCATGCTGAACGTCTAAACCGTGAGGTCACATTCCTTGCTGCATACCGTCTTGCTCGCAAAAAAGGTCTTAGCCATGATGCTGCAGTGACAAAAGCAGGCGATCTGACTTGGAAAACGCATTTTGATTATTCAAATACATCGCGCCCTCGACTGATGCACAATGACACGATGAAGATCTTACTCGTATTCCGTAATTTCCAAATCAACATGCTCTATCGCCTATTCCGTGATACTCACCAAGCATTGAATGGTGAGACTAAGGAAGTCCGTAAGGAGGCATTCTCTCAGCTTGCTGGTATTACAGGCATGATGATGTTGAACGCAGGTATCACAGGTACATGGTTGTTTGGTATTGCGATGGTGATGGCAGGGATGTTCATGGATGACGGTGAAGATCCAAAAGAAGAACTTAAAAAAGCAATGATAAAATCAATTGGTCCAAAATTGGCAGGATTGGCACTGCACGGCGTACCTGGTTATGTAACAGGCACATCATTGTCCGCTTCGGTTGGTATGGCTGACCTTTGGTTTAGATCACCTGACAGCGAGAAAGAAGGTGAGGAAGCTTTACAATTTTGGCAAAGCCAGTTGCTTGGTGCTGTACCTGCAATTGGTGCTCAATTTGCCCGTGGTTTGAGTTATATCGGCAAGGGTGAGGTTTATCGTGGTATTGAGACCATGATGCCGAAGATGCTTAAAGATCCGATGAAAGCCTATCGCTATGAAACGGAAGGCGCGAAAAATATGCGTGGTGATACTGTTACGGATGTGACCACTTCTGATGTGATCAAACAGGCACTTGGTTTTACACCTGCAGGTATTGCGGAACAGTATCAGACCAATAACGCCAGCTTCAACATGCAACAAACGATCATCAAAGAGCGCAAGAGCATCATGGATGATTACTATAAGGCCAACCAAGAGGGTGATGAGAAGAAGCTCGATAAACTTGCTGAGAAAATTGACAAGTTCAATGAGAAGAATCCTGAGCAGAAGATCACACCTCGCAGTATTTCTCAATCACGTAAAAACCGTGATAAAGGTGCTGACAACGCCGTAGGTGGTATGCGCTATAACAACAAGCTGCGTGATCGTTTGGTTGAGGATCAGTCACCATCTATCTACAATTAAGCAAAAAACCTCACTTCGGTGGGGTTTTTATATATTTTCGTGTTGTTGAACTGAAAATGGCTTGTCTATAATGGTAACAAACATGACATACCTAGCGCATGATGTGCTAACAATAGGAGTAAGCACACATGCAAGAGCATGAGAAAAGTATTTTAATGATTATCGTCATCGGTGGGTTGATCGGTATGAGTAAACTTCTCGTCACCAAAGAGCCTTTGTCGGCTCGTCTGATTATCGGTCGGACAATTCTAGGAGCAGCAACTTCGTTGATTGCTGGTGTCGTTTTATTACAAATGCCCAATATTCCTCCACTGGCTTTAGTTGGTATCGCAAGTGGATTGGGTATATTGGGTAGTACATTTATTGAGGAATACCTCAAGAAGAATGTTGATAAGTGGGGAGGTTAAGTTATGCGTACAATTACGATTACTGCAGGTCATAGCAACACAGATCCAGGCGCGGTGAATGGTATTTTCAGAGAGGCTGATATTGCCCAGGATATGCGCAATATGGTTGCACATTATCTTCTTGCAGAAGGTATACCAATTCATACTGACGGCGAAGGTAAAGGCAATGCACCACTTAATGAGGCGATCAAGCTGATTAAAGATAGTGCCATCGCCGTTGAGTTCCACTGTAATGCATCAACCAATAAAAAGGCCGAAGGTGTTGAGGCGCTTGCTGCAGTCAAAGATCGACTGATCAGCCAAAAGCTTTGCAAAGCAGTCAATGAAGCTACTGGCATTCCTTTGCGTGGCGCTCAAGGCTGGAAGCCCGAAGATAGCGGCCAACATAGTCGACTTGGTTATGTCCGTGGTGGTGGGATCATTCTCGAAGTATTCTTTATCTCAAATGATGCTGAGTTAAAGATATGGCAGGACAAGAAATGGTTGATTGCTAAGGCTGTTGCCAAGGTACTCATTGAAGAAGCTAAAGCAGCATGATAATAAAGCCGAAAATAAATGCGGCTTTATTATTGCAATTATATTTTTGTTTGGCTAATATTCACACTTCGTTGGTAGCTCAGTCGGTAGAGTAGCAAAGGTATAAAGCCCTTTGGAGGTCGCTGGTTCAAGTCCGGCCCATCGAGCAAAATGCAAAGATAACTCAGTCGGTAGAGTGGTGGATTGAAGATCCGCAGGTCAATGGTTCGATCCCATTTCTTTGCACCAATATTGCGTGATAGAGCAGCTTGGTAGCTCATCGGGCTCATAACCCGAAGGTCGTTGGTTCAAATCCAACTCTCGCAACCAGTTTCAGAAAAAACCGCCTTAAATGGCGGTTTTTTTATGCTTAGATTAGTGCTATATTTATTTTGTGTGCTGATATGTCACAGAATACCGAAAGCCTGCGTTACTTGTTTCGTATTCCTTGGTGAGTATGGTACTGCTTGATGTTGGGGCAGATTGGTAAAACATATCATTGTCATTTTGAAGTAATCCGCAAAAAACCGCCATGTTTCCAGCATGGCGGTTTTTTATGTGAAAAATAAGACTCATTAGCGAACGTGATATTCCGATATGATATGTGACGCAGAAAATAGTTCATCAGACACATCGAAAAATCCGAGCTTTCCGTTTAATGGCTTGTATGAGAGTGGCTTAGGATCTCGGAGCACGAAAGCCTTTTCACCCATGTACCAAGGCGACTTATGGCTATTGACGCTATCGACTAACTCAACCGATCCGATGATACCGCCACGCTGCAGATCCTCGAATGGAGGAATGCGGACACCGATGCGCTCAGCGAACTGATTGCAATCATAATACTCTTTGCGTGTCATGACCTGAGCAGCATGGACGAGAAACCGTCCACGGTGCTTTGTATGCCAAGATCGATTTTCGATGTCTTTCCCACCGTGAATGATCAACCACGCCCACGGCTGGCGAATGGATAGGGCTTTCATGTATCAACCTACAATCGTGAGGCTGTGAATATTCACTTGATCGGGTGCAACGCTGCCGTCTTTGGCGATCTCAGCACGGACTTTCTGATAATCCTCGATGCCTGTGATGCGACCAGTGAAGGTGACTACGCCGTCATAGCTGACCGAGCCGCGTGCCGTATTGATCGAAGCTGAATAGTGATACACCGTTTCAATTGGTGCAAATTCAATGCTACTAGGGAGGTCAGAACTATCAGTTTCATTAGATTTTGGATAGCGTGACCAAACTAGCAAATCACCATCATCAACATATCCCTTAACGGTATCATATGTTCCATTCACAAATTCTTTAGTTTTACCATGTATGAATATAAGACCTGCAGCATTCATAAATAGGACTGTGCCAACAAATGAATCTACAGTGCTTATAAGTTCAATCGCATGTACTGATTCGTCAGGCACTTCAATCCATCCATCATTAGGCGCACTTGCCAATTTAAGTGCATAGCCTTCTTCGGGTGCAAGATATTCTTTCATAAATGGATCAGGTTCAGTTACGGGCTGCGGATCTCGTTGCCATATAACTCTAGAGTCAGTTTTTGACTTAGCCTGCCAATTCATACCACGTAACCACTGATGTTTTTCATTACTGAAATATACATTGTCCTCACGATAGAACTCGATGACTTGACCTAGTGTGCCCTCATCCCAAAGCAGAGCTGTTCTAGCTCCATTAGGCACGTCAATCCAGCTAGGATGAGGGTCACTTGCCAACATGAGGCGGAAATCAGGTGTCAGGTATTCTTTTAAGAATGGATCAGGCTCAGATGGAGGCTGAGTCCGCACCCAAATCGCTTTGTTAAGTTTATTTTTGAATATCCCTGTACCGTATATCCATTGCTCTTTTTCAAAGAGCATCAAAGCACCACATGAGTCATGTTTGATAAAGCCTTCAAAATCGGTGCTTGCCCAATAAGCTTCTGCATCATTAGGGATTTCGATCCAACTGGCGCTTATGAATGTGGGGCTAGTTGTTTTATAGTATTTGAAGTTATCGTCAGCATCCAAATATTCTGTTGGTACATACTCTTGCTTAACAAGCATTTCCCTTAGATCATCAATGCTCACTATTTCTTTATAGCTATAATCTAAAATATCGCTATCGTGACACCAAAATATTTGAGTCGCCGATGTATGAAGCCAAATATCTTTTTGAGGATAGCTATAGTTGTAACCAGCACAACTCCAACTCTTACCTAACTTAAATAGTAATTCCTGTGCTTCTTCACACATTTTATTGCTATCAATTTTAATTCGAAAATCAGTGAGCAAAGGCTTAGCCTCTGCAGTGAAATGGTCATCACCTGCTACGACAAAACCTGCTATGACAAACGCTTGAGATTGGATTGGTTTTAACGTTTCTGATACAGCTGTTAAGCTACTGCATTTAATCCATAAACCATCAAAAAAATGATAAAGATCACCGCTATAAGTTTTAAAAAATTTATTAGATCCATCCTCGTAATTGGCATCACTTATTTGATTACGTTCTAAGATATTTTTTGAAACAAGCATCATGCGAAGATCATGCAGTGTAATTAGCGCAGAATTGTATTCTTCAAATGTGTGCTCGTGTTGAGTTGAGCCACAACTATCTTTAGCAAAAGTCCAACCATAGGCATCATATTCACCAAATGACCAGTTATTATAATAACCAAGATCACGAACAAGATGCTTAACCTCTGTTGCAATTACCTTGTTGCGGCCAATTACAATTTTATATTCTTTCATAATCCTTTCCTGAGTGTGGCGACCGACTGGCCGCCGTATAAATTAATTAAAAGAGCGATTGTTGCGATTTTTGATCAGGTGTTTAGCCATTTCAGGTGCAATCTGCTTTGTCAGCAAGTCAATAAGATGAGCTTCTGATAGCTTGCGCCAAGCATGTTCTGATAAGCCATAGCCAACACTGCCATTAATCGACTGGTAGCGCATGTGGACTGTGCCTCTTAGCTCGTCTACGTTCAGACTTGCTTGATATGTATCAATATCAATAATATCAATGAGATCTAAAGCTTGAATCACTGCAGAGTTGATTGCATAGCTGCGGTGTGGCTGAAATATTGACACCTGAAACCGTTCAAGGATTTCCTTAACCGCAACTGTCTTAACTGGCAGCGTAACAAAATGATCACCTAACACCTGAGACGTGCGCTCGATCACGGTGTTGGATTCATTTAGCATCCGCTTTAGTTCCAAGATCGATTGATTCTTTGTATCAATACATTGCTTATTTTGGCGAATCTGCTCACGCATAGCTCGTTTCTGATTTCTTCCAAAACGTTTACCCATGATTATCACCCTCAATTTTTGGTAAAAATGATGGACGTACTAGCGGCTTAAAGTGGGTAATGATGTCTAGGCAGTGAGAGTAAATGACATCTGTTGCATGTTCTGAAAACAAGTACCAACCTTCGGGCCAATAGCACTTATCAGTTTGTTCATCGTATTCAGTGTCACCTGCAAATGGTGAATCATCATTGCATACCGTGAACTCACCGATGTACTTGCCAACCATTTCCTGCTGAAATGTATCGTTCCAAATGCGAACAAGTTGATCTTGTGGCGGTTGGTGCTCATCATCGATCTTGACCCAACCTGATTCCTCAACCGACTGGATAAGATCGGGAATGATTGCTGTGATTTGCGCAACAAGCTCTAAGGGCTTTCCGCTTAGTGAATTGAGCACGTAAATTTCTTGATTTGTCATTGAAGCATTCCTCTTAGCAAACTTTTGTTGATGTTTGGTGTGTATCACCCTTTCCAATGAACTCTTGTAACATGAATATGTATTGCAAAGGCTGCATGTTTTGTTGACCTGCAATAATCTCAATTGCTCTTGTGAGCAAGTAAGCCGTCGCAGCAGGATCAGCGGATACGACTGTAGCAGGATGACCTTGTTCATCCTTTGTGATCAATAAGAAACAGTCAGGTGTTATGTGCTTTTCAAGTTCCTTGGCTGCTAAGGTTACTGCCTCTAACCAAGTGTCTGCACCTCCAAGCATTTTAATTTTTTTATCTTGCATTAGTTTTCTCCAATGCGATTTTTAGGTATGGATCTAAATCAGGTTGGCGTAGCAACCAAGCAATGTAATCGCCTGGCAGATCCTTAATACGTGTGCCCTTATGTTTCCCAAAATGGATGATCTCAGGAATGCGAGCACCTTCCGAAGCCTCAAATAGCGCCTCGATGTCTTTGATGCCGAGTACATCCGTAATGTGCTCAAGGATCGATGTGGTGAACATGATGTCAGCACCAGCATTATGCGCATTGCGTAGCTCTCTACGAGTAAGCGCATTTCCGCCGTGGATCATGTAGTACAGGGTAGAAAGGTTATGCGCAGGGGCATCAGGCCATGCTTTGCGAGCAAGTGCCAAGGTGCAGATCCCTTTCACATTGATGTCGGGATCAATGCGTTTCAGCGCATTAATATCGTAATCAACATTGTGGCCAATGATGTAAGTAGTGTTCTCAGGCAACTTAAAAGTTTTATACGATGGCTTGCCCACAAGATCAGATTCAAGAATGTGATGCACTGCCATAGCTGCATGTGAGATCGGCTGATCGATAGAAAAGTATTCATCAAAAAGCATTGAGCCTTCAACATGAGGCGCATCTTGATAAAAATAGAAAGGAACGTGTGCAATTTCTATTGGTAGACCATCTAGGTCATGCGTTTCGGTGTCTAAAATGAGTGCGTTCATACAATGGATTGTTCCTTTGCAAATTATAGACTGTTAATGTCAACAGGGATTCGCTTTTGATCTTGGCGGCTGTCAGCAAGTGCATTTAGCTGCTGATCTTCCTGCCATTCTTTCATTGCTTTAGCTTGGTTTTTCAGCTCATTAATGCTGACGTTCATGCCTCGGAGGTCAAGCTCTTGCAGGATCGCAACAACCTGATTGGTTGCATCATTCATATTCGCTGCACAGATACGGCCCTTCACTTTGCTACCGTTGCCGCTTGCTCTGTAGCTGTAAATTTTATTGTTGCTCATCATCGTTTTCCCATAATTGCATTATTGATATTTTGAATCCCGATGTCCGTTGCCGACATATCAGGCGTTAACAAATGCACGCGATACTCTGCGTACAAAATCTTACAGGTGTGATTTCCTGAGAGATCCTTGGTAATGAGCACATACTCGTGCTTTGTGCCCTTGCCTTTAAATGTACATCCGCCGTCAGGCAGATCCTTGCGCACGTAACCAAGGAGAGATAACCAAATTTTGAAACCTTCCTGGTCACGGCGTTTGATGAAAAAGCTCATTCAGCACCGCCTTTGAGCGCTTGCTCTAACTCTCTAACGACAAGCAATAGTCCATGCTGGAATGATTTATCCGAGGTGATACTTGGATCTTTGTAATCTTCAATCAATTGATTGATAGCATCCACCTGCTTTTGCAGCTTATGACACTTCAATTGCCATTCCTGATTAGCATGACCAAGATGATTAATAGTCATTTCATCCAATGACCTAAGATGACTGAACTCTTTAGCATCAGGATTTTTATATTGCCAAGTGATCCACGATACATTGACGGTCAGCGTGCGATAGGTTTGGTCGGCATAATCGAAATCAAAGATCCGATCACCGCACATATATACAAGCTTTCCATAGAACGGTTGCTTCTTGAACCATTCCTCAAACGCCTTGTGGGGATCAATGCGGTGGCCGCATGCCTGCTCCTGATCGCTGGCGATGCGGATCTCGCTCACCAACTTAGCGTGCTCAGATCCAGTTTTAGGATGACGCAGGCGAACTTTCGCCCTCCCTTTATGCTCAAATTCCTTGACTACCGTATAAATGCTTTTTGTCGCATACGGAGGGAGCAAAACAACCGATTTGTCTAGTAAGCTCATAGTTTCCCTTCCTCAATCGTATAATCATCAGACTTCTCTGACTCAATTACATTAAGCTTTCGCGTCACTGCAGATTGAGAGGGTAGTCGTTTAAAATCAATTGTGTTTACTTCATGACAATGAGTGCATAAAAATTTGTTTTTACCTTTGAGTTTTGACTCAATTACCTGCCATTCTGCAAGGTATGCTCTGTTTTTTCGACTTGCTGAATTAATATGAGATAAGTGAGCCAAAATCCAATGAATAGGATTAATTTTCTGGCCACAATCAACACAATCAACCTCTGACTCATCCTCAAAGATCTTCACATTCCTGTGATTACACCGTTGCTCACTTCGATTTCTTTTAAATTGGATAATCTGCTTATCAGTATTAATTGAAATAGAATGATTCGGCTTGTAAGACTCACTCATAAAAACCAACCTTGCTGCATACCACGGATGAACACAGCGCCAATGACCAAAAATAAAAGCATCCAACGCTTGTGGGATGACTTTTCCTCGATGTTACTCATGTGCCTATCCCTATCGTCTTTAAGTGATACATTTTGATTGCCTGCAACTGGGCAGCATCATCAAAGTTATTGAACGCTGAGTAACAAGTCAGGGTGCAGTGGTTGGTGATCATCTTGTAATCATCATCACCCACAGTCTCTAGGTAGCGCTCAAGTTCGACGTTTAAGCCCTCCCATTTTGTGCGAAGACCATGCCCCTTATTGACGTAAATAACTTCGTCAGGGTAGCGCTCGTCATATCCCTCCATGAACTGCCATAGTGAGATTCGCTCAGGTATCTTTAGCTCATAATCGACATCAACTGTCTCACCAGTGACATCATTGCAAGCATGGATCTTTGCGTGGATGTGAAACACCTGCTTTTCAGGGATTAGGTGCTTACGGAGCGCAATACCGAGATCTCCTGTATGGATCTCTAGGAACATGTTCATCGGGATCAGGTCGTGATCATCTTTACCATTTAATAAACGCCACATTTGCACACGACGATCTTTTTCCTGTACTTCCCATGCCATCGTCAACTTGTGGACAGTAGGACGCTTGACCGTTTTGATCTTCTTCTTAGTTTTTGTGGTCATTTTTATCACCTGCATACTTTTCAGCTAATTCGCGTAGCTTTGTTTCGTTTTCAAACTTTTCGATCTTATCCATGCACTTTTTCAACACTTCATAATCTATGAGAAGCAATTGAAAAAAACCGTGGCGGCGACCTGAGATCCAAGGCTCAGAGTAGTTACTTTCTATGGCGAGTTTCGATGCACGCCCCTCGACTGCACATAACCAGTCACGGAGGACAGTATTGTACTTGTAGTGTTCAAACGGCTTTGGATTCTTCCGCTTCGGGTACGGCTCAGGGTTAGGGCATGGCTGACGTGGAACACGAGGATTTGATGGAATTTCATTTATACTTCCACCACTTGCCTCGAACTCAGCAAGTGCTATCTCAATTTTTTCACGTAACGATTGCTTTTGCTCGATCACACCTGCACGAAGCTCATTCAGGTAGTCATTACGACGTGCAAAATCAAAATCTTGACTAGGCATTGTCATTCTCCTGATATTGCTCTTGTCTGCAACCATTCAGGATGAATGCCTTACAGTCATTAAATTTACTTGCATGGATCTGCAGTAAAGTTTCAAGGTTATTGGCTTCGCAGAATGCTTTTACATCCATTTTCTGTTTAGTAAGGAGATCCTGCAGCTCATCACGCTGTTTATCAGTGATACCGATAAACTCAGGAGGCTCAAGCCAACGACGTTTTTCTTCATCGTAACTACAGTTCATCGCCATCGCTTTTTTATACAGGACTTGTCGCATTTGCTTGTAATAGCGATGCTCTTTATCAAGGCGCAGTGATTCTGTGAGTTGATTCAGCTCACTGGTGTAAGTTACTTCCTCACAGTTCTGAGTAAATACACGTAGATCATCAACTGCTTTCGCTTCTGAGATCTGTGCAGGTGTCATCGTATTGATGTGATCTTTTGCTTGTTTGATTAGATCCGCTAAAAATGTCGGATTCTGCATCAAGTCAGGAATCCATACATCACCGTTTGCATCGCCTAGCTGACCTGAGTTTTTGGCGTGATGATTTGTACCAGGATTAAAGCGGATGAATCGAAGGATATTACCCTCTTTATTTGTTGTATTACTCATATATCCCATGACATCGGCAATACGATACAACCAGTGACGGTTTCGACCTGCGATGTCAGGTCGCATTACTTTGATCTTATCTTTGCCGACTTCTTCCTCAATGGCATGGGCGATGAATACGACATCTTTCCCAAGTGATAGCCAAAAATTAACGACATCGGAAAAAGTTTTAGTCGCTAAGCCCTGAGCTTTAATCGTCAATGTTCCATCAAACTGGCGATTCTGAGGGTTTTTTTGCAAATGAGCTTTGATACAGTCAAGCATTGCGCCGTTTGTATCACATACAATCGTGTTGTACGGCTCAAGATCCTGTACGGTTTGATCAGCTACATCAAGCCAGTTCTCAACCTGAACTACAGTACCGCGACGTAGCGCACCAGCTCGATGAGCACCTTTATCAAAGTCATAGCAAATTGGTTTGTCTGCAGTATGCGAAAGTGAAGTTTTCCCGATACCAGGATCACAATATAGATAGAAGATGATACTCTTGATCAATAATGGCTGATCAGGAGTCACAAGTTTTAGTGCCATGTTATTCCCCATCCTATTACTAGGATTTATGTTTTTGATTAGCTCGATACCGAGCTGTTTGCATAGCTACCTATGCAGCGCCTAACTGGAATACATCTACAGTCAGACCATTGATGGCAGTAACCTGCACAACAACTTTAAATACGGCAATTATCTCGCCGTGTTGCTATATTAGAATAAAATATTACTAGATTGCAAACAGTATTTTTAAATATTTTTAATTGCCTGTTACTGATAAATCTCGCCTTACTTTCAATCTTGCATTTATTGATAGATTATTAATGGCTATATAAATAATAATTCATGTTATTGCTTTTTGTTTCGTTTTCTGCAAACATTGTTATCAAAATAGCAATAGGACAGGATTTTATGCAATCTAATTTGCAACTTACGACATACGATCAGATCGTTCCCGAATTTTTGATACAGTTCCGCAAGTCTCGTAAAGAGTCTCAAACGACATTTTGGGCTGCTCTCGGTGTTCCAGTCACAACAGGTTGCAGTTATGAAATTGGTCGGAGTCAGATCCCAACTGAAACCAAGCGACTTTTGTTCCTACATTATGGACTTGGTATCCCAACAGACTGTCAGAGCGAGGAATTTCAGCGCTTTGTTGAGTTGCTGACCAATGGGAAGACATTGGCGATCAGCAAGGTTATTGGTCTGCTCAGTCAGGCAAATACGCTACTGGCAGAAGCGCCGTGAGCAATTGGACTGAGGCTGATTATGCTCGATACCAAGAGCAGAAGAACAAGCCAAAGCCTACAAAGGAAAAACAATCTGACGGTGTGAAGCGTTGGCAGGCGCTTGGACGGCTACCTAAAGGGCAGATGAATAAAACCGAAGCTGCCTATGCTCAGCGTTTAGAAATGCTCAAGCATCAAGGTGAGATCCTAGATTGGAAATTTCATCCGATGAATGTGCGTCTAGCGGCCAATACGTTTTATGAGGTCGATTTCCTTGTTCTGCATAAGGACATGGCAGTTGCCATACATGAGACCAAGGGCGAGTACACCAGTGAGAAAGGACAGATGAAGATCAAGCTCGCTGCCGAGGCGTTGCCGTGGTTTCGCTTTTACAAGTGCATCAAGGTCGCTGAAAAGAATGGAGGCGGATGGAATGTCGAAGATTTTTCTTGCCGCTAGTATTTTTAAAATCAAAATTGCAATGAACTAATCAAGGTATAAGCTATGGATAATACAAAAAAGAATGTGATTTCCCTGTCAGGCGGAAAGGACTCAACAGCGATGCTACTGCTCGCCATAGAGCGTGGTGTTGAGTTTGACGCTGTTTTTGCTGATACGGGTAATGAGCATCAAATGACTTATGACTATGTGCGCTATTTAGCAGACAAGCTGAAAATTAACATTCAGTGGGTGCGTGCTAATTTTTCTGTAGAGATAGAGCGTAAGCGTAACAATGTACTCACCACATGGTTTGACTATTTTGTCAATGGCTTTGATGGTGAGTGGAATTGGAAGAAAGATACTGATGTTGATGAAGCGTTAAAGCCTGTCAGTGAGCCTGCAAGACCATCCGAAATCTATCAGAGTGCGGCTATTGAGACAGACGGTGGTAAATGGGTATGGACTCCAGCGCGTAAACCTATTGAGCCTGAAATTGCTGATCAAATTGTTCAGCGAGCGTCTGATCTCCTTGTTCCGACAGGAAATCCATTCCTTGATCTATGTCTTTGGAAAGGACGTTTTCCATCAACTAAAGCACGGTTCTGCTCTCAGGAATTAAAGCGTGTACCTATTCAATTCCAGGTAATCATGCCGCTTTTGGATCTGCATGACGAGGTTTGGTCATGGCAGGGAGTTCGCGCAGATGAATCTGAATCTCGGTCAAAATTGACTGAGATTGAGGATCTTGGTGGATCAGGTCTAATCAACTATCGCCCAATCCTAAGTTGGACAGCTCAAGATTGCTTTGATATGCATAAAAAACACGGCATTGATCCTAATCCGCTTTACAAGATGGGAATGGGTCGTGTTGGGTGTATGCCATGCATCCATGCACGCAAGGCGGAATTATCTGAGATTGCTAAGAGATTTCCTGATGAAATTACACGGATTGCTGAATGGGAGAGACTTGTCTCTATCGTTTCAAGAAGGCAATCAGCAACATTTTTTACATCAGACGAACAACGTGGCCACGGAGTATATGACCATGTAGCTTGGTCAAAAACCTCACGCGGTGGTAAGCAATTTGATCTGATCACTGCGATTGATGAAGGGAATTTTTCATGCTCATCAATTTATGGGCTTTGTGAGTAACATACTCTATTTTAAAAATAAGTAAATCAAGGGGATATTATGAAACGGTTGCAACCTGGCATGTTGGCATTGATCATTAACGATGAGTTTTCAGAGAACTTAGGGCGCGTGGTCATCGTCGAGGATTTTTATGGACCAGTCAGTGACTCGTACTACGGTCAAAAGTTTGATGATGGGTGGAATGTGCGAGTCTACCACAATGAGCCTTTGAAGGTGATCAATACAGATACGGGTGAAATTGGTTATTCAATTGGTGGTGTCACTTCCGAAAAATTCCTTAGTCCACTTGAAGATGAGGACATACAGTTTGTGAAGCGTGAAGCTGAGCAAGGGGCTTGCTTATGAGCATTAGACGTGGCCCACGCCCCGACACACGATTTTATACGGTCAATAAGGATCTGTCTGAGGATACAGGATTATCCTGGGCAGCTCGTGGAATGCTCATTTTCCTACTCGGTAAGCCTGATAATTGGGAGGTGTCTGTTGCACACCTAATCAAGCAAACAGAGGATAGCCAAAAACCGTCAGGACGTGATGCCGTTCGTGGGATTATCAAGGAGCTGACTGATGCTGGTTACATGAAAGCTGACGTGCGCAGACAGGAAGGTGGTACGTTCAACGGTATGGATTACGTTGTGCATGAGTTACCAATTAAGCACGAAGAACAAGGCAAAGAGCCGCAAACGGAAAACACGGTCACGGACAAGCCACCGCAGACGGATAATCCGTCGACGGATGAACCGTCCACGGATGAACCGCTGACGGTAAATCCCCCACTAATAAAGAATGAATATCAACAAGGAATGAAAGAAGAAACAAAGACTGATATTCAACAAATTGACGAAGCGGATAAATCCGCATCGTGCGACGTTGACGAATCTGTACCTGCAGTGTTGTCAAACGAGAAACAGGTGGATCAATCTGAAACCGTTTTTCAGTCGAAATGCCGATTGCTTTGGGCGATGTACAAGGCTGCATTCCGAGAAAGATACGGACTTGATCCTGTTCGTAATGCCAAGGTGAACACACAGGTCAAGCAGATCGTTCAGCGACTTGGTGAAGAAGGGGCATTGGTTGCTGAGTTCTACGTGTACCAGGTGAACGAGCGTTTCGTTGTTCAGAAAACGCATGACCTTGGTTTGTTGCTCAAAGACGCTGAATCTTATCGCACTCAGTGGGCAATGGGTCGGGCGATGACTCAGACACGTGCTCAGCAAATTGATAGCACCCAAGCGAACGCAAGTGCCGCTGATGAAGCGATTGCGATGCTACGCAACCGAGGGCAGGAGGCTTATCACTGATGACTCTTGACGAACAAGAAAAATTAATCTTAGCGCTTATGGCTACAGCCGAAGTTATGGGTGGTGAGATCAAGCCGAACGTAGCACTCGTAATAGTCGATGATCTCAATGGTTATCAACTTGTTGACGTTCTGCAGGCGCTTACTCGTGTTCGTCGTGAGCATACAGGTAAGCTGACACTCAAAGTTATTCTTGATCTCCTTGCACCTGCAGGCGGTTGGATCAGTGCTAATGAGGCATGGGCACTTGCCCTACCTGCAGCCGATGAAGCCGCTACAGTGGTTTGGACTCAGGAAATGGCAAAGGCATGGGCGGTTTCTAAGCCCATTCTTGACGGTGGTGACAAGATTGGCGCACGGATGGCATTCATCCCTGCATACGAGCGTTTTGTTGATCAGGCGAAGCGTGAGAGCCGTTTACCGCACTATGAGATCTCGGCAGGTTGGGATGCCAACATGCGTGAGCTTGCAGTTAAAAACGCCGTGTCTGTAGGTTTGCTATCAATGACAGAGCAGCTTGCAGCGCTTCCTGCACCTAACCATCCTAGCTTACAGGATGATCAGGAGGCTGAAAATCGTCGTCAGGTGATGTCAGAACGCCTCAAAGAACTGTCAAATAAGCTCAGAATCAACAGCGAGCAGCGATGGAAAGATCATGTGAACACACACGATGCGGTACGCCAAGCAAATGAAAGGCGTAAGGCGGAAGTGATCAATCAATTATACGAGAACCAGGAGAAAGGGCGTGAAATGGGGACATGATGAACTAGCAAATGACTTAGCAGAGCATTTGGGTAAGAACACAGATCGAATAATTTGGACGGATATGCAACTTGGTCCTGCAGGATCACCACGTCCTGATGTTTTTTCTATACCGAAGTCATATAGCAATTTCAAACCACTCGCTTATGAGTGCAAGATTTCTGTTTCTGACTTCCGATCAGACATCACAAAGGGTAAGTGGCAAAGTTATCTAAAATACGCATCAGGCGTGATCTTTGCTGTGCCACAAGGTCTCATCACTAAAGATGATATTCCGAAAGGATGCGGATTGATCGTCCGCAGCGAGAACGGTTGGCGTATGGCGAAGGGCCCAACACTGATACCAATAGCCAATGATCTACCGAAAGACTTTTGGATCAAGCTGGTGATTGATGGCGTGAATCGCTCACAACGAGCGCAAGCTTACACGCATGGCATTGAGATCCGTACAGGGAGAGCAATCTCTAAAAAGTACGGTGATGATCTTGCGATGGCTTTATCGCGCCGTGACCAAGCGCAGAGAAAATTAGATTTCCGCACTGAGGAACTTCAAAAACAGATCGGTGCGACAGATATAATCCATCATGCCGAGCGTCAGCAAAAAATACTTGAGACTGAAAGGCAGGATCTCGAAAAGTTGCAACATGGCCTTTGCGAGTGTCTTGGTCTGCCTGCAGGGTCGAACACTTGGGATATTCGTCAAGCACTGGATCTGCAAAAACAGATGCTTTCAAAAGACGGGCAGGTGAAGCGGTGTCAACAGGCATTGAAACGTGCATTACGAGATCTTACGAGCGAAGTTAAAAACTTTCAGCAATTAGTAGAAATGACTGAGGTAGATCCTCAATGAACAAACGGCAGAAACAGCGACAACGACAGCAGCGGAGTATATGGGCAATGAATAAACCAAGTGAACAATTTGAGCAGTATTATGCAAAAACACATCCGAACGATAAATGCACGATGATGTCAAATGGGAATTATTCAGGATGGATCAAGCAGCAGTTATGGGAACAATGGCAGCACCGTCAGGCAGAAATTGATGAAGCTAATTCAAAAGCTCAAATGTGTCGGGATGAAAAGAACCATGCTATCACTCGCTGGGGTGAAATCAGTAAGCAATTTAGAGAACAAGGTGAGCGCTTCAATGCACAAAACCAACAAATTGCATCATTGAAATGGCAACTTGAACGCCTTGGATACACCGACAACGGTGGGGAGATGATGAAACCGCCAATCGGTCAGCCGCCTACACTACTGCAGTACCTCGACAAGTGTGAGGAAACGGTTAGCCAGTGGCCACAATGGAAACGTGATCAAATGAGGGTGATGACTGGACTAAATCAGCCTGTTTTCAATCGAATCCGTACCAAACATTTTTCTGAACAACGTTGGAGCAAATCATTTCCCAAGTTGATTACAACTGCAAGCGGATTGGAGCAGGTTTTTGCAGATATGTGCCACACTGGATCGGGTATGTTTCAGATTGCTGCAGAGGGTGTGACGCATATCGAAAAGGGTGCTCGTGTTTACGTCAGTTTTGATATTGTGAATTACGTGATCAAGGATGGAAACAGTCACGGAGAGCTAGATGGAAAGTTTGAAGGATATGGCATTGTAGATCGTTTTGAAGATGGGCGCGTATATGGTCGCCGTGAAGATGGCTTGCCATTTTCTTGCATGTTGGATGGTGTGAAGATGATTTTCCAACCAAAATCAGCAAATCAGGTTGCACTTGAGCAGCTTGAATATGAGCTTGGTGTTGCGCCAAACGATAACAATCCAATGTCAGCCGACCAGTTTGAAAATTTGTATATGTGTAGTTGGGATCTCGCATCCAAGGATGGTGAAGGGTGAACTACAGAACAATGATAACCTTGAGAAGCAAATACAATCAAGGGATCAGGACGAAAGAAACACTAGAAGCCAATCGCATGTATTTAAAATTGCGATTGAATTGGATGCTGGAAAAAGCAAAGGCAAGCATGACCAGGTGCGAGGGACAAGGGCGATGAAGCACTACCACGGCTTGCCAATTACACCTGCAACGGCAGCTTATGAAGCGGTTAAACAGGGACATGCATTTGTAAGTTTTGCACACAAACAACAAATTGGAGTTGCTATCGAAGTTTGTCAAAGCTTTGCGGTAGACAACGGAGCATTTAGCGCATGGAAGTCAGGCAAGCCTATTACGGATTGGACTGAATTTTATAACTTTGCATTGAACTGTATGCGATATCCGCATTGCGATTGGATTGTGATTCCCGATGTGATTGATGGTACAGAAGCGGATAACGATGCGTTACTTGCAGAATGTCCAGTTTCTAAAGAGTTTGCTGTACCAGTTTATCACATGCATGAGTCATTGGACCGTTTAGAGCGCTTGGCTACTGATTACTCACGTGTAGCACTGGGTTCGTCTGGTGAGTTTGCTGATATTGGGACAAATGAATGGTGGATTCGCATGAATCAAATGATGAATGTCGTCTGTGATAAGGATGGTTTTCCGCTGGTCAAAATGCATGGATTGCGAATGCTTAATCCAGTAATCTTTTCAAAGCTTCCTCTTGAATCAGCAGATTCAACAAACATTGCACGAAATATCGGAATTGACCAAGCATGGAAAGGCAACTACATGCCGCCGACTAAAGAGATGCGAGCTGCTGTTATGCGAGCAAGAATCGAGTCTGTTAATTCAGCAAACTTCTATGTACAGCAACCTGTATCAAGTCAACTTTGTATTTTTGGTGGTGCAGTATGAATAAGGAAAAAAGACAATGAACACAGCAGAAAACCTAGCGAAACAACTCAAGAACGCCAAACGTGGTGGACACAAGCCGAGCTTTGCCAAGGACGTGAACAAGCACAAAGTCGAGAAGTTGAAGCGACTGATCCAGGATCTCGAAAGGGAGTACGCTGAGAATATGGATCTTTGGCGTGATGGTGCAGATGCGTATCACCAAGGCTATGCCGATGCATTGAAGCACGTGCAGGGCAAATTGGGCGAGATCCTATAGGGATGAGCAAGCTACAAGAAGCAGCTCAGGCGATTGGTGCAAGTTTTGTGCTGATCGTCCACGGCGCTAAACGATATTGCAAATACTACAAGCGTGGCACATGGGAATCGAGCCGTAATTGTCTCATGTACTGGAACGAGGAACGTAAGCGTTGGGATAATTCCAGCGAACTTGGTTTTAGAAATATCGAATACGGTTTGAAGATAACAGGTCGAAAGTACGATCTCATTGATTTTGAGAAAGGAACAAGGAGAAGCGGATAAGGCAATCTAAATTTAAGAGTGTTATGTCTGCATAAGATAAGCCATAAAAATGCCGCCTGACGCAAACTATGCGAAACGGCGGCATTTTTATTAGTATATAGGACTATTTTACAGGTGATGTATTAATGATGTCCTTCGCCATAGTTCTAAGATAACCGCTATGTGGTGAATCAGAAGCTAGTGAGAAGCCATAAACCGTGTGCGCAAAGTTAGTTACTTGTTTTGCCCAGTCATTAGGATCTACAGCTTTACCTGTTTCACTGTAGGCGTTGCCGTCTGCAACTGATCCACATGCTCTATCGCAAGGCTCATCATATTGTTCCTTGAACTCTCGTAGTTCGATGATCGCTTGTAGAATCTGATCAAACGATAAATTTACTGGACTACCAAGTGCAGTTGCCAATTTCTCACCTGCAGCTTGCCATTGTTCATCAAAATTGGTTTGCCCTTGGTTATCGCCGTCTAAACTTTCTAATTTATCTTCAAGGCGATAAAGCTCTGAATTATTCCATGCAATTGTATCTGCAGCACGGCGTAGTAACTTGATGCCCGTTGCTAATTCTTCTGAAACTGCTGACTGACGGATAAAGTTATAAAGATCGTCAGGTGTAACGATGTCAGTTGGTTGATGCATTTTGTAATCCTCGTGTAAAAGAGTTACTAATTTTATAAGTATTATTTGCAGTTTACAATTACAGCATTTAGAATATATCCAATCCCCGACTGACCTTGTTGTCAGTCTTTCGCCGAGTACAGTTTCAACGTCTGTACTCGGTTTTTTTTATTCTAATATCCAAAATATAATCTAATAGCTTCCTTGATTATTTGCATTTTGCAATCCCCATTTCTACAATGACAATATGACAAGCGAGGGAAAAATCATGACTAAAGCGGAAAAACAAGGAAAATCAACTCAAGAGTCTAAGGAAAAAAATACGGGAAATGAGAGCATTGAGCAAAAAATGACTCCACGTGATGAGGTATTTATCAAAGAGTATCTGATCGATCTGAATCCCCGACGTGCGGCTATGGCAGCAGGATATACTGAGTCTGTTGCTCGTGTTCGGTCCTTTGGTTGGGTATCTAATCCTGAGACCAAACCACTCGTTTACAAAGCTATTCAGGAGCAGATGGAAAACCGATCTGTTCGTACTCAGATTACAGCGGATAAGGTACTTGAGCGCCTATGGAACATTGCTATCGCAGATCCTAACGAGCTGCAACAGGTACGCCGTTTGAACTGCCGTCACTGCCACGGCATTGACCATAAATTCCAATGGAAGGACGAAGCTGAGTACGAGAAAATGTTTGCTGCAGTAGCGGCTGAGGAGGAAGCGATACAGCAGGATGATCCTAACTATCGAGCAACATATCCATCTGATGAGGGTGGCTATGGTTTTATCCCAGTCGCTCAGCCTCATGAGGAATGCCCGAAATGTTGGGGTGAGGGTAATTTAGATGTATTTTTTGCTGATACACGTCAGCTCTCACCGCAAGCACAGGCCTTGTATGCAGGTGTGAAACAGACTAAGGATGGATTTGAGGTAAAGACTCAGGATCAAGGTCAAGCACTGGTTAGTGTGGCCCGTCACTTGGGCATGTTTAATGACAAACTGACGATTAGGGGCGATGCCGAGAATCCGCTTGAGGTACTATTACGGTCACTTCCTGGTAATACGTTGAAGCCTAACGATGATGACAAATAACCCTGCACTTGGCAGGGTCATTTAGCTACATTTCCTTGGTCATCCAGCAAGACCTTTCTGCTCGCATTCAGCATCGTAGTTTTTCATGAATGCTTTTAATTCCATATCACGGTCAATCAATTCCTTAATGAATGCAGTCATGTTTGGCTGCGTCTCAAGGTATGCGATACGGATCTTATCTTGATTGTCCTCACGATTGAAATTTAGAGGGATGCGGCGCATCTTTTCCCCATGCGCCTTGTCTGCTCGTTTCTGTGCTTCACTGCGCATTATTGCCCCTTAACACCAACCATGTAAGTCGGAGGTGTCGGTACATTATCGTTAATAGGTCGCCACAGGTGTAGGCAGTTCGGATGATTGTTCACGTATTGGCTTTTCGGTGGGTGGTACTGGACCACACAATCCTCTACATCCCAAAACATTGACTTCACTCGACACATTTCTTCCCATGTTGGACAGCGGCCATGTGTTGTGACGCTTACGTGTTCCCAACCATCGCCGTCACTCGCAATGGCATTAAATTTGGTGTTGCCAAACAGAAAGGAGAAAGCGCCGTTATTACCGCTGTTTGGCTTGGTTTTAAGAGATCCGCTAGTCAGGCGGTGTTTTTCAGGTACTTTAAACGACATGGGCTTGGTCATCCTTTCTTTTTAGATCGCGTAATACAATCGCACGTTCATAATTTTCAGCACTAATTGCCTGCCCAAGCTCATTATTAATTGCTCGTGCTCGCTTATCAGCATTGTTCTTCACTCGTGGATCATTTGGTAAGTCAATATACAGATCTCGACAACATAGATTTCGACAGCCATATTTTCCTGAGATTACCCACCACATATTATTTATGTTGTAGTACGCCGTGCCCTTGTTTAAGCGGCCTTTTCGATCATAGAACCAAACAGGCATATCGTGATGCAGAGATCCATTATCTGCACTTTTTGAGTTCCACTCATACTCCTCACCATCACGGCGACCAAGTTCAGGTTTGTAATGCCAACAATCCTCCCAACGTGCCTTGATAAATTCATAAGCAGTTAATTGATTTGGTCCTACTTCCATTTGTGAAGGCTTTTTAGGCTCAAATTTGAAGCTGCAGACGTTCTCAAGATACTTTCTGATGCGGTTACGTGTACGCTTCATTTCCAGTAGTAGCGGATAGGGTGCGTACTTCTCTTTGTTGTAAAGAAATTGCCCCCTACCATCTTCTCGCTCAGACTTCGGAACATTGACGTTTTGCCACATTTCAAATTTAATTTGCTGTCCAATTATTTCCAGTTTTCCGTGTACATCACCTTTGCGACATTCACGATAATTACGTGCAAAAGACATTTGGTAGTTCTTGATATATTCTTCGGGTATAGCGCAGGTCCAACCTAGACGATTAAGTTGCTGTACTATTCGCTTGAACACATCACGCTTGTATTTGACTTCCCACGCTTCACGCTCAGGATTATAACCTCGACCAAGATTAGCCTCAGCATTGATGTGGATGCTTGCGTCACCAAAGCGGATTGAGCCAGTGTATTGTTTAAGATCCATTGGCTTCTCCTTGACCACACTTGCACTCACCAAAAGCGTAAGTCAGTGGACTTGGTGCGTCTGATGGTGTGAGTTCGCTAAGGCTTCGCACAATGATCGTTTTGTTTTTTCCACGACCAGTCTCGATACTGCATTTGTCGCCGTAAATGGCTGTGATCGTACCAGCACGAGACTTAAAGCTCGCCTTACTGCGGCCAATGGTCGAAACAGTAAAATTCACCTCATCACCAACCTGCAGCGTAGTTGGATCAATGCGCTGAGGTTTGTTGCACGTATCGCAAAAGTATTTAGCCATTTTTGTGCCCTTGTGAAAATTGATTAAGTTTCTTTTTGACATCCTCGATGTCGCTCAACCGCATAGCGATCACAGCAGCATCGTTGGGATTGTCGGTTTTGTGCCAAACGTCAGTCATATAGACTGATCCAGCAGGATCGCGGTCACTTAGAACTAAGTTGTAACCACTCGTATTGCCGCTGATCGAGAGGTAAATACCAAGCTCACTGAGCTGGATCTCAAAGTACGCTGCAAGGAGATCCTGCAGCGCCGTTTTAATTTGTTCAGGCATTAAAAATTCCAAGAAATCAGAATGAAAATGAAATACACAGCTAGGAAAGAAAAACCGTACTTTTGTTCTTTGTTTAAGCGCATAACGTCACCTATGAGGTTATTTTGTAGAGAAAAGCTAAAATGATGTAGAACGATGCAGCAAACAACATGCTGCCGAACCATAACGGACACTTCATACATATTTCCTTTGTGGTAAGCATCGAAACTGCAATGCTTTACTATTTTTATATCCCATGCGTTTCTTATAAGCCTCGCATGAAACCACGCTATTGAAGGACACGTTATCAACCATGCCCTGAGTTACAGTGAGATCAGTTGGACTGTTGAACACAGCCCAAAGCAGAATGATGGATTTCATGCGATCAGATGCTCAAGCCAAATAATGCGAAAGCTGCTTTATTGAATACCATATTGTTATACGGATCTTCGGGCATATCGCGCAGTGCATCGCGTGTCATATAATGTATTCCAAACGAGCGCAGGGTACTTAGATTACGAGCGCTCTCAACAGTCGCTACAACAACATTATTCTCAAGCTTTGCAAAAGAGATCTTTAGCAATTGCGGCTTACCCATTCCCTCACGATGAACCATTAGACCATTCGTCACGCAGTAGCCTTCGACTTCACCGCCAAGCTTTTCGATCTCACGGTGAACCCAGTTATTGAATTTAGCTTTAAACTTTTCCTTTTGAACGTCATCCATCACATCAAATGGAATCTCTGATTCAGTGAACCGCTTAACCGCCTTATGGTTCATGTATGACACCCATTCAGAGTGAGCAGCAGATAAGCGACGGTAGTTGTTCACAGCAGTACGAACATTGTCTAGTGCTTGTTCGTTTAGCATTGATTGAATAGACATATATTTCCCCGTTGTTAGTGATAGTTAGTTGATATTGGTCAACCTTATGACTGTATTATATATCATGTGCATGATACGATCAATTAAACGCCATTATGCAATTGTAACGATGTGTAACATAAACCATGTATCTCACGGCGCAATTGTGCTATTCACGCTATTACCCCATAATTAAGTGCATTGATTCGCTGAATAATATTTACAATGAATATTCCCGAAGATCTTAAACAAGTTAAGCCAGGCGATGTGCCGCTTACGTTTGTACCGAGCACTCCAAAAGAGTTCGCTTGGTGTTTGTCAGATCCGATGTGGCGGATTTGTTCGGGACAGCTCTATAAGATCAAAACGAAGCCCGAAGATGATGCGAACGGCGAACAGGCTGAGCGTGTCGTTTACTTCAAGCCCAACAGAGCACAGAGAAAGCTGCTTAAACGCTTTCATAAGCGCAATATCATTCTCAAGGCTCGTCAGCTCGGTTTCACGACATTCATTGCAATCTATTATCTCGACTGCGCTTTATTCGCTGACAAGAAGAAGCCAGTCACGGCGGCGATCATTGCGCACACCAAGGACGATGCAGAGGAAATTTTCGGGGATAAGGTCAAGTTCGCTTATGAAAACCTGCCTGAAATGCTGCTTACGATCTTCACGCTACGCCGTAACAGAGCTGATGCACTTGAGTTCGCGCATAACAATTCAAAGATCCGTGTAACTCAGTCAGGACGTTCAGGAACGCTTACACACCTGCACATCTCTGAATACGGTAAGATCTGTGCGCTCTATCCTGATCGAGCAAAGGAGATCCAGCGCGGTGCACTTCCAGCTGCAGAACGTGGCTTGATCTTCATTGAATCCACGGCGGAAGGTCGTGGCGGCGAGTTCTACAACATGGTGCAGCAGTCGCGCCGTGTGCAATCTCTTGGCCGTCGTATGACTGGTAAAGAGTTCATGTTCCACTTTTTCCCGTGGTGGGATGATAAAAGCTACCGTGTTGATGCAGATCTGATCGCTATATCTAAAAAAGAGCATGAATATTTTGACCGCATCGAAGCTGAAATGAAGTGCTTTATCGACATCGAGCAACGTGCTTGGTGGATCTCTATGCGCGATGGTTTCTACGCTGGTGAAGATGAGTCGATGTGGCAGGAATATCCATCCACACCTGACGAGGCTTTCCAACAGTCAACCAAAGGCTGCTATTACACCGTTCAAATGACTAAGATGCGCAAAGATGGCCGCATAGGTAAAGTTCCGTTTGAACCTGGTATTCCTGTCAATTCGTTTTGGGATATTGGCAGCGGTGACGGATGCGCCGTGTGGCTGCATCAACAGGTTGGCGCATGGCATCGGTTTATTGGTTTCTTTGAGGGGTGGGGCGAGCCTTACTCTCATTTTGTCGGATTGATGCAGAAATATCAGGAGCAGACTGGCTGCATATGGGGCAGACACTACCTGCCTCATGACGGCGCACACGAACGTCAGGGCGAAGTCAGCAACATTTCACCACGCACAATGCTCGAAAACCTCGGCTTCAAACATATTGAAGTCGTTCCTCGTGTCTCTGAGCTGCAGCACGGGATTAGTGCAACACGTAACTATATGTCATCGGTCATGATCGATGAGGAAGGTTGTAAGGAAGGTATCTTACACCTTGATAGCTATCGCAAGAAGTTTGTTGAATCGACACAGACATTCAGTGATGAGCCGCTTAAAGATATTCATACGGAAGGCGCTGACTCATTCCGTCAAGCTGCTCAGACTTTCGTGAACAATAGTCACGCTGTACAATCAGGTAAGCGACCAAAACGCCGTAATAAGGGCGGTATGGCTGCTTAATCGGACGATCTACGTGAATGAAATCATTTTGTGTGGGCAGTTATGCTGCTCTATTCACGTACACGCTACGAACAATCAATAACTTATGAGGGTAATCATGTATGAGCTATCAAGATGACCGTGGTCGCATACAGCCACAACAAGGAAAGAACGGCGGTGCTTATGTCATTGTCGTGGATGAATCAGGCACACCTGTAGCCGCTGGATCAACCGATCTATCTCCATTGGTCACACGCTATGGCGATGTGTCTACCAATCCTGCAGCGAACACCGTGCTAGGTCGATTGAAAGACATCACTCAGGCAATCTATGCGCCTAAATACACCACTGTCACCATCACAAACCTCACAACTGATGCAGTCGGTATAAACTGGACGGCGTTCGGCTCTCTCGCTTGTGAGATACTGGAAGTCGTCAACGACACTGGTACAGATCTTGAGTATCGCCGTGGCGGTGCAGGCTTGACCATGATCATCCCTGCAGGTCAGACACGTCAGATCCGTGGTATCACAAACGCTAATACCATTTCATTCAAGCGAAAAGACAGTAGTAATACACAAGTCACTGTCCGAGCTGAGGCTTTAAAGATATAATATTTTTTCAATTTACTGCGTAGGATATGCAATATGAATGCAAGACCGATATATAAACTACCAACTTTAAGCGAAAACCAAGAATGGGCCTGTGAACATGGGTGCTCTAATGTCAAACCTAATCTATACCGCAATGTTTACAGCCAAAGTTGGGATAAACAAGGAAATCTATTAGAGGAACAAGCAGAGCATTTTTACACATGCGGCTGCAATCACTTGCTTATGGTGTGGGATAACAAAGAGTCTGATTATGCTCAACTAGATGAAAGCTTCCATAAGGAGGCTGTATGAACGCGATCAATTTCATCCAGCTGCACGGTGTTGATAAGGCTAGAAAAATTATCAATGGGCAGAAAGACACAGTAGCCCCGAATCTTTTCAAATACTTTAGCCCTGCTATTGATGATTATCACATGATGAATATCGAAAGCAATGTCCGTATTGAAGACCTCAAGCGCCTAGTTAAGAGCGTGGAGCTGGTTGAAGTATGTGGAGGACTTGTTGAAGCAAAAAAGAAAATGAATAGTGAATCACTTCGTTCTGCAATGATTGAGCATGTTTTATATAAAGCCATCGCAGACTACGAGGCAATTGGAGGTGAGCATGTTTAAGGTCGGGGATAAAATCATTTTTGCAGCAATGGGTAATTCTGTAATGGAATATCAACAGTGCCTAGAAATGTTCGTTTCACAAGGATTGATAAGACACGCCACCCCACAAGAAATCGCAGCAGGACACCGCATCGATAGCGACATTGGCGACGACTCACACACTGAAAGTCAAATTCTGCAAGAGTCGCAATAACCTTACATTCGTGCCCATTCTGTTGCTAGAATGACAACAAATAGGCTATTACAGCAACGGAGAATCAAACGATGCGGTACGATCTCGATCTCACAAAGCCTCACTTCGAGAAAAAGCGAGGCGATCTAATGCTTTACGGCGCATGGCACGGGCAGCGTTTGCGTCCGTGTCTCGTTGTTCTCCCTGCTTATCGCATGGGTAAAACAGTTCCACTAGTTGTCGAGGTCGATGATGCCTGGCAATGGCAACCTGACGACATTGATGCAGATCCACGCCGTAGCGCCCAGTTGATCGGATTATTCCTACTTCAAAACGGAATGGATGCGAGCAATGCATTCACTTCAATGAAGGTAGCTTCACTCATTCACGATCATCTAGGTGACTTACTTCGCATCCCTCCTAAGCAGACTGAGGATGTTGTTGTAGCCGATGCATTCCAAACTGACCACGACACAGGAAAGGTCACGCACAAAGAGGTGATCGAACGTGTTTGATGCAGACAACAAAGACAGTGGAATGGATTTCTCCAATGGTCGTGTTGATACAACAGATCCTTGGACTCGTATGCCTGAGTCAGAGACACAAGGGCGAAAGAAACGTCACAAGCTTGACAGTGAAGCGATGGAAGCACAGCGCCGCCGTCTCATGTGCTTGTACGAAGATGAGCTAGATCGACAGGCAGAGAACCGAGTTGATCAAGCCACGGATGAGGATTTCTACGATAATATCCAGTGGCGTGAGGAAGATGCACGGATCTTAAAGGAACGTGGTCAAGTTCCATTGGTCTATAACGTGATCTCATCGAGCATCAATTGGGTGCTTGGTACTGAGAAGCGTGGACGTACTGACTATAAGATCCTGCCACGGCGTAAGGATGCAGGTAAACCTGCAGAGCGCAAAACTCAGTTGATGAAATACCTAAGTGATGTGAACCGTTCGCCGTTCCATCGCTCTCGTGCATTCGAGGATTGCGTTAAGACTGGCATCGGCTGGATCGAAAGTGGCGTACAGAACGAAGATGACGGCGAGCCGATCTATAACCGCTATGAATCATGGCGGAATATCATTTGGGATAGCGCATGTACTGAAAAGGATCTGAGCGACTGCCGCTATATTTTCCGTTCAAAGTGGGTCGATCTCGATATTGCTGAGGCAATGTTTCCTGATCGTGTCGGTATAGTCCGCGCGAGCGCTGCAGGTACACGCTCATATGGATTGGACAGTGACGGCGATGAGCCAATGGATTCAACCGAGGATGCGCTTGGTGGTTATGCATCAATACGCAATTCGATAAATGGATACCGCCGTGACCGTGTACGTCTAATCGAATGCTGGTATCGCAAGCCAACCAATGTTAAGCGCATGGTCGGTGGGGATTTCTCAGGTGAAGTCTACGACGAGAAAGATCCTGCGGCCGCACATGAAGCTGAGATCGCAGAAGGCAAAGCCGTTCCGATGTCTCGGACAATGATGCGTATGCACGTTGCTATTTTCTGCAATACTGGGATGCTTTGGCATGGTGAAAGTCCGTATCGGCACAACCAGTTCCCATTTACGCCAATTTGGTGTTACCGCCGTGGCCGTGATGGAATGCCTTATGGTATGGTCCGTGGTATGCGTGACATGCAGGAGGACATCAACAAGCGTGCATCGAAGGCGCTTCATATCCTTTCTACCAACAAGGTTGTTATGGACGAGGGTGCAGTTGATGATCTTGATGAGTTCGCTGAGGAAGTAAGCCGCCCTGATGGTATTATCATCAAAAAATCAGGCAAGTCACTTGAGATCAATGTTGAGCGTGAGCTTGCACCTGCACACATGCAGCTCATGAGTCAATCTATAGCAATGATTCAAACACTGTCGGGCGTGACCGATGAGAACATGGGTCGATCTACAAACGCCACAAGTGGTCGAGCGATCACGGCGCGTCAAGAACAAGGCAGCATGACCACTGCAGGGATCTTTGACAACCTACGCTTTGCAGTCCAAGTACACGGCGAGAAAGAACTTTCTCTTATTGAGCAATTTTTCAGTGAACAGAAAGAATTTCGTATCACCAACATGCGTGGCACGCCTGAATACATTACAATTAATGACGGTTTGCCTGAAAATGATATTATCCGAACTAAAGCGGACTTCATTATCAGCGATCAAGATTGGCGAGCTACTGTCCGTCAGGCGCAAACAGAAGAACTATTTGCACTGTTACAGCAGCTTGCACCAGTCGCACCACAAATTGCATTGGTCATGCTCGATCTGATCGTTGAGGAAATGGATCTTGCAGGACGTGATGAGCTTGTTAAGCGTATCCGTCAGGTAACTGGTATGCGAGATCCTGATGCCGAAGAACTGACACCCGAAGAACAACAGG